ACGTTGATACGTCCGTGGTCGGCTTGCTTGACCTTCAGGGCACGATTGATTGCAGCACCAACCCGAACTACCCGGCAGCCAACAAGGGCGACGTATGGGTTGTGTCGGTGGCCGGTCTTATTGGTGGCGGTGCCGGTATCTCAGTGCAGGCTGGTGATGCGCTAGTGGCATTGGCCGACAACCCAGGTGGTACGCAAGCAGCAGTCGGCTCAAGTTGGAGTATCTTGCAGGCCAATCTTGTGGGCGCTCTGCTTGCGGTCAACAACCTGTCCGATGTGCAGAGCGTAGCCACGGCCCGCACGAATCTCGGCCTTGGCACTGCGGCTCAATCTAACGTAGGCGACTTTGCCACGGCCGCACAGGGCACGCTCGCGAGCACTGCCGTGCAGCGGGCTGGCGATACGATGAGCGGCTCGCTGGTCTTGGGCTCCGGTGCATCATTGACCATGAGCGGCGGCACACTGTCGGGCCAAGGCAACATTCGGATGGGCGCTGCGGCCAATCCTGCGTATGACTCAAACTTGATCTATGCTGACGCCAATACGCGGACGATGGGTATGCTCTGCTCTGCAACACCTGCATTCGGCGCAGCAAACGGCCCATACGTGGGTATGCGCGGCAACACGTACAGTGCGATTAGCAACCAGCGTGGCAACTTGTTCCTTTCTGCCGGCAACCCAACCACACCGGCGGCGGCTGAGGGCGTAATCAGCTTCCTTACAGGCGCAGACCAACTGCGGATGCGAATCGACAACAGCGGATTTGTTGGGATCAACTATAGGGCCGCAATTGCCTCTAGTGCCACGACCTATCTCCTGAACTTTGGCGCAACCACCAAGGGGTTGCACGAATACAACAGCGGAGGCACGGGCAACGATTCGATCAAGGTCATCGGCAGCAATCCAGGCGCAACGTTTGGTGTGCAAAATGCAAACGCTTCTGGTTTTTCCGGCGTCGAGTACCTCGACAACGGCGGCACTGTCCGTGTGTTTACCGGCTACCAGAACAGCACTGGCGAATTCCGTTTCAACCAGCTAGCTGCTGGTGGGACAATCGTGTTCAAGATTTCCAGCAACAACGCGCTCGAAATCGCAAACAGTCGAGCGGTCACCGTTCCTGTTTCGCTCAAGATTGGCACATCTGGTACAGCCATCACGCAACAGACCGTCTACACTCCGACGCTCACGCCAGCGGCTGTCGGTATTGCTCCTCCTGCTGAGCAGACGTTTACGGTTACAGGACTGGCGACTACTGATACTATCACGGTCAATGCGCCTGGCGCAGCCGTGTTCAGCGCACGTGTTTCGGCAGCTAATACGCTCGCCATCACGTTTATGCCGGCAGGTACCGGCACATACACGCCACCAGCGGGCACATACCGCATCGTGGCTATCAGGAGTTAACATGCGTTACGTTCTACTCGCTCTTGCTTTTTCTGCCTGCTCCAAGCCGGCCACCGCTCCGACTCAAGCAATCATTGTTGTTGACGACGTGGTGCAAGCGGTCGACGCAGCTGAAGCCGTCACTGCCGCCGACGCTGTGAGCGCGGCCGACGCCCCCAGCGCGGTGACACCGTGAAGGGCAAGCGTACTTACATCGCGCTCGCTGGCGTATTGGTCAGCGTGGCCATCAGCGTTGCGGCTCGCCATGGATTGGACCTTGGGCCGTATCAGCAAGACTTGACCGATGGTCTTGTTTTGCTGTTCACTATGGCAGCCGGATACTTCCGGTCTGTTGCGCACAGCGAGGCATAACATGCACGACGAGAAGAGCGGCCACTTGGTTACGTGTTTCCTGAAGTACCAAGCTCAGGCGCGTATCCTGCATTGGCAGACCAAGAAGTTCGCGAGGCACAACGCCTACGGCATGTTGTACGACAAGCTCTCCTCAGGCATGGATGAGTTTATCGAATGCCATATGGGCAAGTACGGTCGCATCTGCGTCGGCGGGCCGATCGAGTTGGCCAACATGGATGACCTTTCGGTGAGCGAGTTCATGGATGAGTTGACCGACTTCTTCCTGTCGTTCAATCAGATGTACGACGCGAAGGTCGATAGTGACCTGTTGAACATTCGCGACGAGATGCTGGCCACAGTCAATAAGGTCAAGTACCTGCTGACGCTGGACTAGCCATGACGCCAGATGAGTTCAACGCTCAAGAGATTGCGGCCGGCCGGCTGACTCCTGAGATGCTAGCGGTGGCGCTCGCTGCTGGTGGCATCTTGGCGTTTCAGAAAGCCAACGGTCTGACGCCAGACGGCAAAGCCGGCGTGCGCACTCAAGCTGCGCTGGCGGGTCGACCCATCCCGGTGGGCCAAGCTGCGATCGAGAAAGTCTACGGCAAGTTCGACTACACCGAAGCACAGGGTGGCCGGATTGTGATTGACCCCAAGTGGGTTGATAAGAACATTGCAACTATTCGGCTACACACAGGGCAGAACGTGCGGCTGCACGCGATGGTTGCTCCAGAGTTCGCGGCCCTGTTCGCCAAGGCGTGCAAGGCGTCGAGCTACACGCCCGCCAGCGTGCAGACCTTTGTGCCCAGGCACACGCTGTGGGATCCTAAGAAGAGCTTGAGCCTGCATAGTTGGGGTATCGCCATCGACTTCTCGCCCAGTGAGAACACGATGGGCGGCACCGATGGCAAGGGTGGGCAAAGTAAGCTGCGACAGAATCTGTCGTTTGTGCGGGTCTTCACCGATGCTGGCTGGACGTGGGGCGGGTCGTGGAAGATGAAGGACGACATGCACTTTCAGCGTGCGGGGTAGCTATGCGTTTGTGTCTGATTGGCCTGTTGCTCGCTGGCTGCTGGCCCGCTGCTCAGTGCAAGGTGGCGAGCGTGGACATCTACGCACTTGAAGGCAAGCCCAAGCCGGCCGGCAAGATCGTGGTTGGCTGCGACGGTAAGAAGCTGGTCGAGGTCGAAGCGCAAGAGGTGAAGTGATGCTTGACCAGTTGCGTGCCGATTGGATTGCCAGCCCGAAGCGACCGGTGGTGAACGCGGCGCTGAGGTCCAGCATCGAGACGGTGTTGAAGGATGCGCTGCCGCTAGTGCCCGACGCTGTGATCGACGCAGTAGCAGCAGCAGCTATCCAGACACTGGACGACGCGGCGACTCAGGCGGTTAAGGTCAAGGCAGATACGGCAGTGATTAAAGACCATCGGCCACGCTGAGAACCTGGCGCGCATAAGTCTTACCGCACCTGCCACGCAGCCCAGCATTGCCGCAGCGATAGCCCGCAAGCGCACGCTGCCAGTTGCCGCCCGCACGCTTGTGCCAGTACGCCAGCATCTTGCAGCCCTCGGCCCGGTTGATAACAGGCACGAACAGCAAGAGCCTGGGTACTTGGCTGTACCGTGGGCACACCTGCATCAGGCCCACGCAACCGGCCCTAGAAACGACGAACGGATTGTGACGCGACTCCGCATACTCTACCTGCTTCTGGATAGCAGGAGGCACGGTTGCCGGATGAAGGAGCAGCGACAGGAGGTAGGCAATCATCGCTTCTTCTTGGGCGCGAACATGCCGCAGTGCGGACACCGCCAGCGATACACCGCGCCGTTCTTGTAAAGCTGGTAGGTGTGGCTCTTGAAGAGCTTGCACTTGAGCTTATCTAGCCACTTCATGCTACTCACCTTTGCTGTAGTTATCTGCCGCCCAGCCTCGACCGTGGAAGTGGACGGGTGCTGCCTGTAGAAAGACCTTCTCGGTCACGCCGCCGCATAGAAGCTGCGGGCACTCTGGGCAGGGATCGGTCATCTTAGCCTCACCTTCAAAGATGTGGCCACACTTTTTGCAACGGTAGTCGTACTTCATGGCTCTCTCCGCTCGATACCTATAAGCTCACGAGCGACCGCACGCTCCTCGTTCGCCCGTTGACAGCCGCAATTGCACGCAACATCAGCGCGACTCGCGCACCACTGGTCGCAAGTGCGGTATGGCCACCAAAGTATGGCAGCGCGCAGGCGGCGCAGGCGGTCAAGCTCGGGCCACGTCTCGACGGCTTCGCGCAGGGCTTTGCATGACATTGGCTTCTTCATCCACCGGCCTCCTGTTCCAGCCGCTGCATGGCGACTGCCATTTGGTTGCGGATTTCCTGCATGGCCAGCCACGCTTGATTTTCCGCGTCAGTTTCCGTCTCGCGTGCACCCCAGTAGAGTGAGGTGCCGCCGTACAGCACCGTCCATTCCCACAGACCGCTTGGCGCGAGCTTGATTCGATACTCAACCAGGTAATCGGGCGTCATCGATCCACCAGCCCCGCTGCTTTGCGCAGCTTGGATCGTTGTTGTGCCCACTCGTAGTGCAGAGTGTCGGGTAGGGCGTCGATTGCCTCGCGCATCCGCTTATTCTGCTCGAGCAGGTCATTGGCGACCTGCCTCAACTCCCGCAGCGTCCTGGCTTGGTCAAGGAAAGCACACTGCTCATGCGCTTGGGCCCACGTCTGGACAAAGTGAGACAAGTCCTTGACCGGCAACGGCAGCGCCAGCGGCTCGCGCTGACCGCACGCCTTGCACCACAGGTTACTGCCCTGCACCACCACATGATCAGTGTTCATGGCGCGGCCTCCAGTGCGGCGATTAGCGCCTCGGCTTCGGTCAAGTGGGTTGCCTGCGACATTGTCTGGAATGTGGAGCCGTGGTGATGTCCGTCCACGACGCGCCGATAGTATTGGCCATTGCTGTACGACGACGTCACGCACGCAATGCCGGGGTCGTTCCACGCCTCCCGCACCAGCGCCAGCAGGCAGCCCAGCGTGGCGGGGTCGGTGAGATCGGGAATGACCAGTGCTGGCTCAGAGACTGGTCCACCATCCTCACAAGCGGCCAATACTCGCCCCTTGTTATCTCCTACCCATCCGGGTTGTGCAGGGATTATCCACAGCATCCCCGGCATCCAGCGCCAGTGTTTGCACGCCACAGCCCGACGCGCTAGGTCTTGCATCTGATCGTTCACGGCTCCACCTCCCGTTCCTCGCGCCAGTATTTGCCGCACCACACGCAATGGCCATACGCCAGCCCGCCCATGGTGTAGCCTGTAGTGGTCATGTTGTGCCCCGTAGCCACGCCGCACTTCTCGTGCAGGGCTTCGCGGGCGGGGCGCTGCTGCTCTGCGATGGCCTCCAGCGCAGAGGTCGACGCGCTGCGGCGCATCACATCGAGTCGCCAGTACTCAGCGATGATCTGCTTCTTGACCTGCTCGTCGCTCACGGATGCCCCTCCAATTTGCGCATTGCCTCAAGGAAAGTGTCTTCCCCATAATCGCTTGAGTACAAGTAGTCGATGACACGCATGACCTCGGACAACTTGTTGATGGCAGCAACCTGCTTCTTCAATACCTCAAGTGTTTCAGGTTTGTAACTAGGACAATAGCTCCACGCATTTGGGTTGTCGTTGTTCTCAATCTCATGCTCAAGTTCGTCCGCGAACTGACGAACCTGGTAGTAGATGTAACGATTACCGTTGAAGTGACCACCGCTCACTGTTCCTCCAGCACCCATTTCAGGGTGCGCTGCTCGACCAGTAGCTCTCGGATGTCAGCACTCGCATCCATGACGCCATGCCAGTCGTTCGCAGCCAGCCGCACCAGCAGGTACTGGTGCATGATGGCAAGGCTATGCTCAACCTGCTGCAACTTGGCGCGGATGATATCGTGGCTAGGCATCTTTCTTCTTCCGCACCCGCTTGGGCACTACCGGTGCGCTGAACTCCCAGCCACCGGACACCTTCTTGCACACGGTCTGCCACAGTGAGTCGGGCTTGCCAGCAAAGCCAGCGCCTTCCCACGCGGCCCGCAGCTTGCGGTCGGACTCTACCCACGCACGCTTCTGTACCGAACGACTCATCCTAGACTCCCATCTGCGCCCGACAAGCGCGGCAATAGTGAATGGCTGCGTACTCAAACCTGGCCATGCTCCACGGCCACTTGCCGCACAGGCTATTGCCAGACTCAAACGCATGGTTAATCAGGTTTCCGACTGCACCCCAGCGGCATCCTTGTGCAACCGGCAGTACGTACACCGCTTGCTTCGGAGGCTCCAACGATGCGCTGGCAACTGGCACGGTAGGATGAGTGAGCGATACCACTGCTGGTAGTGCCGCACGCATAAGTTCCTCGCGAATACGGGCCTCTCGCATTGCAAGCAGCACGTTGTTTTCGGCAGTAGGGGTGGCCGGCCTCTCACGTGGTAGCTCCTTGCAGACTTCGCACCTGCTGCTTTTGCAGATTTTAGTACGCGCCATGCCATGCAGGCGAGCGAGCACTTGCTTGCTGAACTGACGGTCGCTGACGGCGGTCATCACTTCACCCCTGCCAGAAACCCACGCCACGTCTCGGCGCCGCCTGTAGTCATCCAGACAGACAAGCCACGGCGCTGCTCGTTGGTCATGCCAGCAGGCGCAGGCTTGCCCAAGCTGTCGCAGAACGCAGCCACCAAGTCATACGCCCAGCCCTGCTTATCAAGCCAAGCCATGAAGCCTGCCTCGTCCTTGGCCCAACTGGCGTGCTCGCCTGGTCGCTGCACACGCTGCTGGTACACGTTGTCCTGATCTCGGTCGGGGTCGTCGCCCGTCTCGATGCAGAACGTCTGCCGCAGCGCATACTTGTACGCGCAGGTCATCGCCTTGTTGCCGGCCTTGTCGCCAGAGTCGGCGCCCTCGCCCAGCGCCTCAACATCGATAAACGTTCCGCTATCTGCGTGCGTGAATCTAACGATTGCCTTCAGCAGGCAAACGTTCATGGCGCTACCCTTGGCAGTTGTAACTACGCTGCGCTCCACGTCGCGGTACTCGCGCACGGAGATGCTTACCCCGTGCTCGACCATCGCGGGCCTCAGCTTGGCAATCAGGTCTGCTTCGCTGGCAAAGCTGTAGCGCAAGCCTTCGCTCTTGGTCTTTTGCACGTAGCCATTGATGGCGCCGTAGATGGCGCCGATGGCTGCGTGGATGTCTTTGTGCGTGCTCATCGCATCTCCCTCGCAATGCAGTACCAAACGAACTGCCCCTCTTGCTTGCGAAACAACTTGCCGTCACGATGCAGTTGCACGCACGCGCCGCCGATGTGATTCGACCTGTAGTAGGTCTTGCCGTTGTCCTTCAGGTGCTGCCAGACATCGATCGCCCGCATCTCGCGGTCGGGATAATCCAGAAACACCTGCAACACATTGTCCTTGTTGATAGCCATGATGCCCCCCTACGCCCACCGTGGCGGCTTCAGTTCGTTGCTCTCAAACCGACTAGCCAGACCTGGCCAGTGACCGAACTCATCGCACGCCTGGTACAAGCGCACAGCCGAGTCCCACTTGGCACGGCCCCGGTCGATGAACTCTTGGCCAGCCTTCAGCACCACAACCTGGTGCGGCGCCTGCTTGGTCACGAAGATGAACCACTTGTCCAGCTTGCGACCCTCGACCGCTTGCACCGCCTCTTGGTACGCAGCCGCGCTGATGTGGTACCCGTAGGTCCATGCCGCACGGGTCAAAGCGTCCTCGTCCTCGGCGCTGGTCGTCTTGATGTCCACGATGGACGCGCCCACGTAGTCCAGCTTCGACTTCAGCAACACGCCGTCACGCTCCCAGAGGTAGACCTTCTCGGCCTCACCACCGGTCAGCATGTGGCCAGCCTCAGCCATCACTGCATCCCGAATCCGGTGCGCTCGATCCCAGTCATCTGCCGACACCGCTTCCTTGCCAGTATTGGCGTGCGCCCAACGAGTAAACGCTTCCTTGCCAGCAGTCGTGCGCCGGTCCACGTCAGGGGCCAGCGCGTAGCGCACATCCACCTCGTTGGGTTCAAGGCACAAGCAATGCACCAACTTGCCGAACTTCAGTTCAGCCGTGGGCTCGCGTGGATTGAAACGCTCGTATTCAAACGCAGCCGGCGAGCGTAGCAGAACCTTGGCCCCACTCGGGCTGAGTCTGCGGAGCGCAAAGTATTCTTCGTCCTTCATGTTCCCCTCCGTAATGGTTTCGTTAAGCGGGTCGCGGCAACGTGCGCGGTCGACCACCCGGCCCACGTGTCGGGCGGGACGGATCAATCTTGCGCATACGTCTACGCAACGACTTGAGCGCAGCTAGCGTTATCCCCAGACGCTCCGCTGCTTCAGGTAGTGTGGCTGATTGAGCGCACACGTGGTCAATCCACTCGATGTCTTTGCTTCCTCGTGCCATGCCTCACCTCACGGCGCAACCGTATCGCTAACAGGCGTAGTTGTCAAGCACTGCGGCCTGGGTTGCGTGCGTTTGATTCGCTTGCCGTTCCATATCTCCGAGTGTTTTTTGGTCGGGAACGGCGCAGTGGTATCGCAACGCACACCGCACAAGTAGCAGATGAAGATGCCATAGATGTAGCCTTGCTCGCTCTTGTAGCTGCCGGCGTTACGCCAGCGATGCTTACCTGGCTGGATGTACGCTGTGCCTGAGCGTATTGTCTTAATCATTTCAACACCTCGTTGATTCGGCTTCCGATCCAGCGAACCACCGGCACGGCCCAGCTATTGCCGAGCGCCTTGTATCGCGGCCCGTCGGGACAGTCGTTGGCCGGTCGACCGCGCCACGGGATCGCGGTGTAGTCGTCTGGAAACCCTTGCAGGCGCTCGCACTCGCGAGGCGTGAGGCGGCGCACTTGCATCGCTGTAGCCACACCTTGCGTCGCGTGAGTGTCTACGGTGTACGCAGTGCCTTCGGTGTTCCAGCCGCGACCGTTTTGGCATTTTTGCACGTCACGCACGTCTTGGATTGCGACGCACGGCGCAGCGTCGCCCATGTCGGACTGTCGGGCGTCGAAAGCGTGCGGTGTTAATCGGCCGGTGTAGGCATCTTGGCCATCGCCGGGGTGCGAGTCGGCGCAGAGGCTGCCAACAATGCCGTCTGTAACTCCTCCGGCAACGCCTTGCTGCGCTTCTCGGCGCGACGGAGTATCCCTTTGCAGGCACGATCCGATAAGAAGAAGCGTTGCGGGATCGGCCCGCTCTCCAAAACGTCGGACAGTCTCCTGAGCGACGGCAAGCACGAAGACTCGGCGCCGCCGCTGTGCGACGCCGAAGAACTGTGCGTCCAATGTGACCCACGCCACTCTCCGTCGTCTGCCATCGACCAGACCTGCACGCGGCCACCGACCGACTTCAATGGCTTCATCCTCTCCTGCCAACTGGCCGAGGAAGCAACCGAAAGCGTTGTCTTTTGTTGTTGTGATTCCTGGTACGTTTTCCCAGACGATGATGGCGGGGTCGTCTCCCCGAGCAGATCGAACAGTGTCAATTGCATCGGCAAGCTCGCAAAAGGTGAGTGAAAGGTTGCCGCGGGCGTCGTCCAGCGACCGCCGCAGGCCGGCCACGCTGAATGCTTGGCACGGTGTACCGCCGCACAGCAGATCGGGTGCCTCGACCTCGCCGGCCAATATGCGCCCAGGCAGCGTCACCATATTCCCAAGATTGGGCACGGTCGGGTAGTGATGCGCCAGCACCGCGCAAGGGAATGGCTCGATCTCGCTGAACCATGCAGCTTCCCAGCCGAGTGGCTGCCATGCCACCGACGCTGCTTCAATACCGCTGCATACTGAGCCAAACCTCACCATGGCAGCACCTCGTAGCCTTTACCCTCGCACTGCCGGCAAGGCAGGTACCCACTGCCGTCGCACCTGTCACAGGCAGCCATGAGTTGCAGGAGAGTCACACCATCGCTGTTACAGTTCTGGCACGTCACCTGTCCGCCGCCGTTGCACCCTTGGCACGGCAGTTCGTCGTCCTCTTCCACATATTGCCAGCGCATCACGCTACTCCTACATGCAGCACAAGCTCGTCCATGTTTGGAACGACTTGGATAGTCACCCACGTGGCGCGGGCGCGGCCTTCGTCATCGATTCGCATACGCCGCTCAAGGTGGGCAGCGGCCAACGCACGGCACAGTTCCGGCGATGAGTCGAGTCCTTCGATGTCGGCGCGCTCTTCAAGTGCATCGGCCAGCAACTCGGCCAAGTCGGCGTCGCTTGCGATGACCTCGTTGACCTGCTGCTCTACGATGCTCTCGTCAATCTGATTGATAAAACGGTCCATGTACTGCATGACTAACCTCCAGGACGTGGCATAGGGTGGATGTGCGTGCCGGTGCCGACCTTCCAGCCGGCCGCACGCATACGCTGCCGCAGCTTGCGCACTGCGCCATCGCAGATGCCCAGCCGCTCGGCAATCTCGGTTGAGTTCTTGCCCGACTGGAACAGGAACTCGATATACTCTAACTCGTTTCGCTTGTACTGCTTACCTTTCACGTTGCCTCCTGTTTAACCTGCGGCCGGATGCCGCGCTTGTCTTGCCATCTATCGGCCAACTTGCGGGCCACCTTCTTGCGCGTCTCCAGTTCTAGCGCGTGTCGCGGATTGTCTACAGGCTCACGGTACGCCGGTGCTTCCGGGTGCTCAGCCAGCCATTCGGACAGGCGATTGGCCACGCCCTTCCAGCTCAGCCACGCAAGGTGCGTGACGTATACACCGGCTGTATGCCTAGCCGCTGAGTCCGTTTCCGCCCAGCAGCGGGCCTGCACAAGTACTGGGTCTTCAATCGTGTACACCAGCGAAGCCAGCGTTCGAATAGCGTTGCGTCCTGCCATGATACAATCCTCTTTGTAAACGGGTGTGGGTAGATGGCTCGGCCGGCCCGGTGCTCCAGCAGGACTGGCGTTGCAGGCTCGGCCTCAGGGTGACAGTAGAGCACTACCAGCCCACGCCTGATGGTGGTGCCGGGTAGCGCGTGCTGCACCAGGTTGCACGCACTGGCAGCGCCGATGCCGTGGGCGATGCGCTTGCCGGCGGGGTCGAAGACTGAGTAGGTCATGTCACCCCCACTGCTCGGCCATCGCTTGGGCGATGCCTGCGTAAGTCTTGCTGCGAACCTGCCAGCGGTCAGCCGCAGGCCCCAGCTTGTTCTGTCCTGAGTCGGTTTGGTTCGCCCACCGTGGGCGACCATTGACCATGCGCGGCTGCACGTAGTCGGCAGGGTTCAGCACCAGCGGCGCCAACTCCTTCAGCCACAGGCACGTGCGCTTCGATGCGTCGTGGCCAAACTGATACGGCTGCACCGTCTGGTCTGGCTTGCGGATGCGCGTACTGATGACGCTGACCGGGTTCTCGATGCAGATACGTGGCACGGGTGCGTTCATGAGCAAGCGCACCAGGTCTAGCGCACTCTCGGTCAACTGCGGGTCGCGCAGTCCGCGCCGTGTCCAGTGCATACCTGATACAGACAGGTAGGTGCAGGGCGGGTGCGCCACCAGCAAGTCCCAGCCAAGGTGCAGGAACTCGCGCACGTCTCCGCACAGGTGCTGCCCCTCGGCAGGCAACAGGTCGCATGACCACGCATCGTGGCCACGTGCAGCGAACGCATCGCGCACGGTGCCGCTAGACTCGCAAGCGACTAGAACCCTCATCGTATACCTCCACGCGCACAGCCCGTGCGCTATCTGTTTCGTCGCACACCTCACCCACTGCTAGCGCCGTCTGGCCAGTGGCTGAGTAGCCAAGTCCCGGCAAAATGCGCCAGCGCACTGGCTTGCCACGATGCCAGCCGCCTACCACCTCGCCGATGGCAGGCAGGCCAGCACCGCAGTCCGTCAGCCGCAGGCGTTGCAGCTTCATCGCCCACACTCGATGGCCCACTCGCGCTTGATAAGCCGCGACAGGTCATCCAAGTCCATAGCCCACCAGTAGCCACCATCGCTGCCCACCACGCGCCTGCCCAGCAGGCCAGGACTCAGCAGCAGCGGGTGGTCGTCCACTCGCACGTGCCCACCGCACACGGGCAGCCAGTAGCGGCGCAGGAACGGCTCGCCGGTCACAGGGTCCACGCCCTTGTGCTCGATTGTCTGCGGTGCGTTACGCCGGAACATCGGGCACCTCCACAAACACAACCCAGTCCAGCTTCGTGTCATCGTCGAAACCGTAGAACTCCAGTTCGTTGTCGACCTCACGCTCGCCGTAAGGCTCACCTCGACGGCGCTTGCACTCACGCGCCCACATGCGCAGGTTGCTGATGTTCTCCTCGGTCGCTGCGCAGGTAGTGCCCACGCGCAGACACGTGCTCTGCTCCACTGCCGTCAATGCATCTCGGTACATCTCACACCTCCATCACCAAGTCGATGAGGCACCCCAACTCCTCCACGGTGAGTTGGTTGCGCGTGAACCGTCCATGGAACTCGCGCACGCCGGCCATTTGAAGGTCTGCCGGCTCTTGAGAGCCTTGGTATTCGCGCAGCCACGCACCGAAGTACGCACGGCAGTACTCGTCTAAGTCCTCAGTAACGCCAAGTCGTTGCCCAAACATTGCACACCTCCACGCGGGCACCCCGCCCGCACCGTATCACTGTGGCGTCCGCTGCGTCAATACATACACTCGATGTCCAGCAGCTGGGTGCCATTCGGCGCGTACACCCGCACGCGCTTGCACTTGTGTTGCACCCCGGTCAGCGCGTTGGCCTGCGTCTCGATACGCGCTCGGCCCTCCGGCGTCTGCCACGCCTCCAGGTCGGCGGCGTCAAGCCACACGGTTGCGACCTTGGGCTTCGTCGTTGTCTTGCTGATTCGCATGTCATCCTCCCAAGTTGCTGAGCCAAGCCAGTCCAAGGAACAGGAACAGGAACGCTAGCGGTAACACCATCACGGCCCCCAATAGCGATACAGGTCTGCCTCGGTTTCCAACTCTTGCGCCAGCGAGTCCGCCTCCATGCGGTCGAGCCACGCCTGAGTGTACGCCTCCTCTAGCGCGGCCAGGTCGGCCTCGGTCATGTCGTCGCTGTACTTCACTGCTCACCTCCGCGCAGGCACACGGCCTGCAATCTGCCGACCCTAGTGTCAGCGTGCCAACCTACCAACCGTAGCTGATAGGCTGGACCACTACGCTAGGCCAACCGGCTGGCCATCGCCCGCAACCGCTCCACCGACAGGTCGTCCGGCTTCCTTGCGCCATCGGGCAGCACGCCGTCAACCTGCACGGTCGCCAAGTACCAGCGCACCGCAGACACATGTGTCGACGCCCACTTGAGTTCCCGCAACAGCACGTCGACCTGATACAGCGTCAACAACTCCTTGCAGTCGCCAACTTCCAGCACCACCAACTGACCCTTCGTACTCACGTCCACCATCGCACACCTCCGCGCGCCACGTGGGCGCATAAAGTATCAACGCACGCTCAACTTCAACCGCTTCGCTGCGTGCTGGCCAGCGGTATCGTGCCGCCAGATAACGACCGACCGTCGGTCTTGCTCGTTGCCGACACTGCCGCACGCAAGACAGTCGCCGCACGTGGTCACGTGGCCGCGCTCGAAACTAGCGGGGCAAGCGAACTCAGCGCCAGCACGGGGCCGCGCACCGGGCTCGGCAACCCGGAAAGACCGCCATCCTTCAGGCGTGCACGCCTCGCCGTCAATCGAAGCCACGTGCGTAGCGCGAAGGTGTGGCACGCCGGCCAAGTCTGCGTGAGTGTAGCCAAGCACGGGCAAGCCGGCGTCGTCGCACGCGCGTTCGATTGTCTGCCATACGTCGACAGGCAGCGCGCCGGCATCGCCCCACACTGCCGACCGAAAGGCGCGCGCACCCTCACGCTTGCGAGCGTGGCGCATAAAGGCGGCAAGTTCGGCGCCATCCTCCACGGGCAAGTCGGCGGTGCGTGTCAGCCATTGCAGGCCCATACCAACTTGCGAGCCGTTGCCGACATAGCATGAGCCGTTGCCGCCCGACGCTTTCGATCGGTGCGGGCAGTTGCCGCACACAATCGAGTCGCAGCCGGTCTTGCGCGCGGTCCAATAATCAACGACCTTCCCGCGCACCACTGGCGCGACCGTCAAGCCGACCACGTGGCCGACCTTGTCGTTGCCGTGCACGCGCACGAAAGCGGCAACGTCGCCCCTGTACTCACTGCCAGCACGCGCCGGGCCACGGTATACGCACACCGTGCCGGCTGCTACCTTGGAACGAACTTCAATCGAAAGCATAGGCTACTCCACGCAGGCACACAGCCCGCTTTCGCTACCGTTCGCCGTGCCACCGTGGCACGCCCACCCTGCACCACGCGGAGGCGGTAGCTTGCAGGGCACCGGCCGCAGCCGGGAAAGAGTCAGCACCCGCTCACAGCCAAGCACAACAGGCACACCGCCAGGACGCCGACCACCACGGCCAGCAGGTTCAGCGCGTCCGCACGGTCAGCCGCCGCACGCTCCATATCCAGCCGCCTGCACGTCAGGCACCGCTTACAATCGTGCTTCATTGCTTCACCTCATCGTCGAGTTGGGTTCGCCAGTGAACCAGCGCGGAGGCTAGCTCGTACAGACACGGCACGCCGGCAGGGTATGCGCGGGTCAGTGCGTCCGATGTAGCATCGTCGCACGATAGCCACGCATCCGACAGTTCGCAGGCAGTGTCGGCCAGTTGGCGGACTAGTGCCCGCATCCGTTCGCGCTCGTTCATCTCACACCTCCTCGCAGGCCAGCGCCTGCTCATCAAGCCACGTCTTGCGCTCACGCTCCGCCACGGAAAGCCAACCCTCGGCCCACGCCGTGGCATGGTCAAAGAGTGTGCCGTAAGTTGCGTCAGGCCACTCGCCCCGCAGGGTGTCCAACCGCTCCTCGCGCAACGTCGCCAGCGTGGGCAACTCTTCCGCAGGGTCGCACACGTGGTGCGCGCTCCACCGGCCATCGTGGTAGCTGTCTCACCTTCCCCGCAGGCATCCTGCCCGCTTGGCTTGACGGCGCCGGATTCGAACCGGCAAGCGCGAACCGGAGTCCGCGCCGCACCTTGCAACCGCCAAGAATGTCACCATCGCGCCCCTGCGCCGTCTCGATTCGGTCATCGTCGCTACCGCTAGTCCGATGCATGACTTCGAACGCAACTTCGAAGTGTGCAGCCTGTAGCGTCTCGCACGGTATGCCGGCAGACGGGATAGAGCGCCGAGTTGTCAGAGAGCGCCGGGGCAGTGCGCAACCGCCATCCGTGAAACCCACTATGCAGCGCCCCGCCGGGGGTGTCAACTGCCGCGCCAAGTATGCCCCGAGCCTGCCCCGTAAGTGTGCGGAAACACTAGGACGGGCATGTGATCACAGGTAGGGGGCAAGGCAAAGGGTGGTCTGGAAGTGTGCGGAATCAGTAGGGAAAAAAACGCAAAAACGCTAAGTGTGCGAAATCACGTAGCAGGGGCAGGAAAGGGGAGCGATGCGGGCGGGGCGGAGTGACATGGAGACGGGCGCAGGTGGCAGGGTGGTGGCAGCCAAGTAAACCTAGTGCGGGGGTAGGGATATAGGGAAAGTTGACCGATCGGTCAGGTCACACCTCTGCCCTAGGCGTCGCTCAGAAGGTGAACGCAGGTTCAGCGGCTGAACTTTGGTTCAGTTTCTGAAGGTCGCCGGCTGAAGCCAATCCAGTTCAGCTAGCTTCAAGTCTTACCGCCACCGTCCCGCGCCGGTAAGCCGGCTTCAATGGACGGCAAGCGAGACGCGAAGCTAGCGGCAGGCTTGCGTTGTGCTTGGCTTGTGCTTGGCTTGTGCTCACGATGGCGCGTGCGCGAATAAGCGGAACGTGCAGGCCCGCGCTTGTACGTACGCTGTGCCCAGGCGCGCACACCCCCACGTTTGTGTGCAGCGCACCTGCACGTCGCGTTCAATTTGCCCATCACCCCCTCTGAGCAAATCGCCTTTCACCATACCCACCCCTTCTGCCACCGCCGGAGTCCCAAGTTCTGGGTAGTCGTCCATTTTGCCCTACGACTACCCAGCCTGAGCACAAAACAGTCTTCTGGGTAGTCTTCCATGGCCGCTAGGTAGTCTTTGGGTAGTCGTCCAATTTTCTCGTAACTGCATGTATGTATTACAGAAAGTACCAGTTTTACGTATTTGGGTAGTCGTATATCGTATACAGAGGTATGTGAATAGAAGAAACATGTTGTATTTATTACTTAGTGGTTTTTTGCACTAAACTATTCCTATAACGCAAATAGGACTACCTGGACTACCTGCGGCTGATTGTTGTTTGTTGTTGGCAGGTTAGTGGGTAGTCTTTCTATTTATGCACGACTACCCAAGCACGAGATAGGACTACCCGAAGACTACCTGTTGACAGGAGTTGGCGCATTGCGCTAGGGTTTGCCTTGGACGAAATGCGCTATGCAACGGCGCATCGAAATGGAGTATCCGATGACTTTGCGTTTATCGCCCACGTCACCAGTATGGCTTGTCGTAGCGTTTTCTCCATTTCCGCTACGAACGAGGTTGCACCTATTGGCGGCGTGGGCGATGACCGGGAGGTCTGGCTATGAACAGAATTAGGATTGTTCATCCGGTGATTACGTTTCCGGTGATGGGTACTCGCGGGCCGTCTAAGCAGCACGCGGAGAATACGGAAGCGTTGTTGGATGCGTATGGGATTAGCCTTCGCTACAACCTGATGCGGCATGGGTTGGAGATGGAGATACCTGGGTTTGAGACCGAGAGTGAGCGTTCGGAGAACGCGACGGTGCAGTGTTTCAAGAGCTTGGTTCAGCGGCATGGGTTGAGTGCGGAGAACTCGCTTGGGCATTTGAACTTCTTGGCGCCTGCTTACCATCCGGTGCGGGATTGGATTTTGTCGCGGCCTTGGGATGGCGTTGACCGGATGCCGGATTTCATGGCGACGATTGGTCTTGCTGAGAGCGAGAAGGCGCACTTGGCTGGAATGTTGATTCGGAAATGGTTGGTTGGTGCGGTGCGGGCGGTGATGCCAGATGAGACTTCTGGTCGGCCGTTTACGCCTCAGGGTGTGCTGACTTTTCAGGGGCCGCAGGGCATTGGTAAGACGGAGTGGTTCAAGTCGCTGGCGCCTCAGGACAAGGATTGGATTTGCACCGGGCGCGTGCTTGACCCGCACAATCGGGATTCGATTCAGCAGGCGACTGGTTACTGGATTACGGAGCTTGGCGAGTTGGACGCGACGTTCAAGCGGTCGGACGTTGTGGCCATGAAGGCGTTTGTGACCCAGCCGTTTGATGTCTACCGCACGGCTTACGCCATGCGCGAGGAGCGCATTCCCAGGCGCACGATGCTTAGCGCAAGCGTGAATCCGCAGGAGTTTTTGGCCGACGAGACGGGTAATCGGCGCTGGTGGGTTGTGGCGGTCGATACGCTGGACTGGGACCATAAGGTCGATATGCAGCAGCTATGGGCGCAGGTCGCGGTGATTGCGCAGAGCGGTGAAAGCTGGTGGTTGAACCGCGAAGAGATTGAGTTGCTAAATGCGTCCAACGAGGACCATGAGATTGTCGACCCGCTGATTGCTGAGCTTGAGGAAACTTGGCGCATTCCGGTGCTAAGCGATACCCAGAAGCAGCCGCGTGTGAAGCTGGCCGAAATCTGGAAGGCGCTTCCCAGTTATGGTCATGGGGCTATGGATTGTAAGCAGTCACGCCTTTTGGCTAACAAGCTTCGGCGCATGGGCGCGGAGAACGGCAAGACCAAGGGCTTGACTACATTTTGCGTCGAGAGGGTTCCGCAAACCAATGTGCCTACCGGGTTTGCTAGCGCATTCAAGCCGGTGCGTTACGACGACTAGGAGGGGAAATGGAAACGAAGTTTGATGTTGCTGATGAGTATTCGATTGGCATCAAGTGTATGCACTGTGGGCACAACAAGTTGCACGCACCAATTTTGGTTACTGGCAATATTGGCCTTTATACCTTCATCGAGGTTGGTTGCCTGAAGTGTCACAAACAAACCTTTGTGAACTTCCACATCGTGGATAACGAAGTTTCCGTTTCCGTAACGGATTCTGAGCCATGATTAACCTTTACAAAGAAGACGGCTATACGCGCCTTGCCTGTCCGGCCTGCCACAGCATCAAGCTGCGGGCGATGGCGACGGTGATGCCGTATGACGTAAAGCAGGTAAGCGTGCATAGCAAGTGCTTGGATTGCCATGCGACGTTGTTGTTCCAGTTTATCCTGGGTTCCAAGCGCATCACGATTAACGTACTTGAGGGGAAAGACAATGGCTAACTTCAACCAGTTTACGATGCTTGGCCGGCTGGGCCGTGATGCGGAAGCTCGGCAGGCGGCTACGCCAGTGACCAAGTTGAACGTGGCGACTTCGGTCGGCTATGGCGACAAGCAGAAGACCTTGTGGATGAACGTGACGGTCTTCGGGAAGTCGGCCGAGTTTGCGGCCAAGCTGAAGAAGGGCGCGGAAGTTCTGGTGTCCGGCTACCTTGAGCCTAACGAGTGGGCGAAAGATGGCGTGACGCACAAAGACATTGTGATGGTCGCCAACACCGTCCAGGCTGTGGGCGCCAAGCAGGATGCAGTGCCGTTCTGATGAACCTGCGTCCGTACCAGAAAGACACGATTGACCGCTGCCGATTGGCTTTCTTTGTAGGCCACAAGCGGGTGGTGCTCCAAGCCGGCACGGGGTCGGGTAAGAGCATCATGGCGGCGGCGATCGTGCAGGCTGCCGTTGCCCGTGGTAAGCGCGTGTTGTTTACGACGCACCGTCGAGAGATTCATGCCCAGACGATGGGCAAGCTTCAATTGGCGGGTGTCGCAGCAGCCGAGCTTACTGCGGGCAAGGCAGTTCCTGACGCTCAGGTAATTGCTGCGTCACAACAGACACTTGCACGCCGCATCATACCTGCGGTTGATTTTGTGATCATCGACGAGGCGCACTCGGGCATCGAGCAGACCCGGCGCCTGATGGATGCGCTACCCTCAGCCCACTTCCTGTTGCTGACCGCGACTCCATGCCGCACCGATGGCCAGCCACTACCTGCTGACCACATTGTGTGCGGCCCGTCGATTGTGGAGTTGCAGCAGCAGGGCCACCTCGTTCCTACTCGGTTGTACGGCGTTGAGTCGCCTGACTTGGCCGGCATCCCGATGCGCCATGGCGACTATGCGCAGGGTGCGCTGGAGACTGCCTATCGCGGCACGCGGCTGGTAGGCCAGGTAGCGGAGAACTGGCAGAAGCTTTGCGCTGGACGGCGCACGCTCTTGTTTGCTTCGGGCGTGGACCACAGCAAGGAATGCCGCGATGCGTTATTGCGTGCGGGTGTGCGTGCGGCACATGTGGATGGTGGCACACCGGAGGCAGAGCGGGCGCAGACTTGGGAGCGGCTGAGGCGCCATGAGCTTGATGTGGTGTGCAGCGTGGGCGTGGCGATCGAGGGCTTGGACATTCCTGAGGTGTCGGCTGTGTACTTGGCCCGCGCTACTGCAAGCGTGACGGTGTACCTGCAAGCGATCGGTCGGGGGATGCGACCTGGTGGTTCTCCTGACTTGGTGATTGTCGATGCTGGCGGCAACGTGTGGCGTCATGGTTTGCCTGAAGAGCATCGCGAGTGGTCGTTGGCTGAGCGTGTAGCTAAGGAAAAAGCTTTGACCTTACAGCACTGCCCCCAGTGTCTTGCAGTGTTTGCGCCTACTTCTGCCTGCCCGCGTTGTGGCCATGTTGCTACTGCCGCTGAGCGCAAGCCTCCGCAGCAGGTGGTGGGTGAGTTGAAGGAAATCACCCAAGCCGAACTGGATCGGCGCGAGCGTGAGCGTAGCAAGATGGTGCCACCTCGTCCCTGCCCACCTTGGGCTGCGGCATTTGCGCACGTGTGGCATAGGCTTGAGCGTAAGCGGCATGAGTTTGGTTACGCGCTTGGCGATGGCAATCGGTTTAGCGGATACAGCGCGGCGATGATGTTGCGGCACATGAAGAGGGCTGCGTGAACCGTTCGGAAGATGTTGAGATTCGCGAGTTCATGCTGGCGGTGGGCGCTGTGCCTCGGGTGCATGTGCAGCGGATGCACGTGCTTAAAGCGCGACTCGCCTCTGGTGTCTATCTGATGAGTGCGCCTCCAGGCACACCGGATGTGTACTGCTGCGCGGGCGGGCATCACGTGTGGCTGGAGTTCAAGCGGCCTGGTGGCGGCAGGGCTGAAGAAAGTCAGAAGGTGTGGCACAATGCGCTGCGTGCGGCCGGCGGGGAAGTGTGGGTTGTGCGAGATGGCAAGAAGGCGGCAGCAGACATCTTGAAGCTATTGGAGGGGAACAATGGCTGAGTGCTTGGCTGATGGCCTTTCGCCAGAGGTTGTGAGCTTCACTGGCTTCAAGCCACGTCCGGTTCCTACCTGTGCGTGCGCGTGGTGCGTGAAGGCACAAGCCTTTAACGGCCCACCGTCTTTGTACCCTGCTTGTCGCTGTGACCAGTGCTCAGCCTTCAAGATGAGCGATATGCCGGAGCACTACCTGCGCATCTGCCCTTCGCATGGTGTGCGATATACGGTTGACCGTTCGGAACCAGACGAGTGCCAAGGTTGCCTTGGTTTTAGTAAAGAGGTTAGTAATGGAACGTTGCCCGACTTGTCAGCAACCTATTGAAAAGACTGTTTACTCATTTCTTGAATCGCTGCCAGAAGATTACGATTCGTGTCAGCTTCAAGCTTTGAGCGAAAGCATTCGGCCGTTGCCGATTGTGACTGAGCACGACGAAGATTAGTTGCAACTAAATAGCTTTAGCCATACGCTGTTTGTATGGCGAAAGACGATACGCACATTCCACCTGAGTCTGTTGCTGCTGCGGCCCGTCGTGGTCTGGCGCTGCGCGAGAAGCAGTCACCGTCGAATCGTGGCGGCACGGAGGTCGGTCTTGCGCGGGCCAAGCAGTTGGCCAATCGTGAGCCGGTGAGTGAGTCGACGATGGCTCGCATGAACAGCTTCTTTGCGCGCCATGCAGTGGACGCCAAGGGTGAGGGCTGGGGCGAGGACAGTAAGGGTTGGCAGGCGTGGCTTCTGTGGGGCGGCAATCCAGGTCGTAGCTGGGCACAGCAGATTGCCAAGGGCCGTCTGAAGAAGATGCAGGAGAAGTAGCCATGCCTTTCAAGTCGCAAGCTCAGCGCGGATTTATGTACGCTAAGCATCCTGAGATTGCCAAGCGGTGGGAAAAGGAAACGCCTAAGGGCAAGCTTCCTGAGCACGTAATGCAATCAATCGCCAAGGAACGCTTGGCGAAGATGAAGAAATAGTATTGACGAACTTTTTGGTTTGTGGCAAGCGTGCCTCACGCCGGCAGTTCGGCCCCTCACACTAGGAGAATAGACAATGGCTAATTTCGCTTCTAAGGAGGGAACGCTCGGTGCAGGCGTTGCCCAGACTTTCAACTTCAAGGCTCTGCTTGGCGTGAACGCCACGTCGCTGACCTACAGCAACGACAGTGCCTCTTCGACCCATCAGCTTTCGATCGACGGTTTTACGTTCACCGTGAAGCCCAGCGAGAGCCGTGTGATCAGCGGCGTGGAGAACTGGGAGGTTCTGACGATCGGTGGTGACGGTGGCTCGACCGGCCCGTATCGCTGCTATGCCACTAGCTCGGTGGTTCCGGCGACGATCGACAAGCCGTATGGCGGTCCCATCACCACTGCTGGTCTGGCTGACGACTCGGTGACCGACGCCAAGCTGGCGGTGGGCGCGCACGTGACTGCGGTGGCTGGCTCGCCGTTCCCGTGTCAGGTGATTGTGGTTGACGTGGCGAACGCCGCTGGCGCTCAAGACCTGACCGGCCTTGTTGGCAAGCATGAGTTGCTTCATGCTTATGCCACGTTCGCTGCGCCGGCTGCTGGTACCAAGCTGGAGATTCAGACCGCTGGTGGCGCCGCCACCGTGGCTACGATTACGGCTGGTGCGATTACTGCTGGCACTACCGTGTTCGCGAATCCGATTGACGCGACCGCAGCCATTTTCGCTTCGGGCGCGACTATCCGTGTTAACCGGACTCTCGCTGGCGGCTCGTCGCTTTCGCGTCTGGTGCTTGTGTTCATGAAGGTCGCCTAATCAGCAAGGAGGCTAAGTCATGGCAAGCTTTGCTGCACAGGAGTCCACGCTTGTGGCCAATACCGCTCAGTTCTTCTTCTTCAAGAAGGAACTGGGTGGCTTTGGTGCGCAGTCGCTGGTCTACATGAACGACAGCGCCAACATCCATACGCTTCAGCTTGATAACGGTTCCACCTTCACGGTGGCCGGCGGCAAGCAGCGTGTGGTGACGGGCCTGTCGGAGTCGACCGTGCTCAAGATTGGTGGCAACGCTGCTAGCCAAGGCGCCTATCGTCTTGCCGCTAGCTCGGAGCTTGAGCCGCCAATCATCGAGTTGTAAGATCCTTTTGGGGGATCACATCAAGGCCCGTCTGGACGTTCCAGGCGGGCTTTGGTGTTTTTGGCCTACGCCATCGCATACCGGCGCGCACTGGTAATCGTGAACAAACCACCGGTCTGAGTGCGATAGCCTGATTCGTTCAGGTCAGCGGCAATGTCCGACCAGCTCAAGTCGCGCTCACGCAGCAACTTGGCTCGGTTAATCGCCTCACAACTCACGCTGCACCGCTCCAGCACCCCATCTTCGCGCACACGCTTGCCCAGCGGCACTGCGCCAGCACGCTTGCCAGCAGCTTTGAGCACCGACAACGCCGCCTTGGTGCGCTCGGCAATGACTTCGCGCTCCCATTCGGACACCGAAGCCAGAATATTGAGCACCAACCGGCCAGAAGCACTGCGCGTATCGACTTGATCACCCACAGAGAACAGCGTGTAGGGGCTGGAAACGAAGTATTCGTGCAAAATCTTGCCCAAGTCCTGCACGCTGCGAGTCAAACGGTCGAGCTTAGCCACCAGAATACCGTCGACACCATGACCAAGCATGGAAAGACACCGCAACAACGCAGGCCGCTCCATGGTTTTTGCAGAAATCCCAGCGTCAACCTCGATTGCTACGATATCCAAATCGTAAAGCTTGGCGTATACGCGCACTTTGTCCTCTTGCGCAGCCAAACCCAGACCAGAATCAGCCTGCTCGTTGGTCGAAACCCGAAGATATGCAACAACGCGAGTCATTTTACCTCCAGCGGCGTCAGGTCTACCTGAAATTTGCGAATATCATCCATCTTGTAGCGTCGCCGCCGCGTCGGCGTGTGGTAAACCGTAAGAATCTTGCGCTTTACCCAGCGACGCACGGTCGTTTCGCTAACTCCCAGCAACTTTGCTGCATCTTGCTCCGATACCAGTTCCATCCCGTCACCTCCTTGGCGCAGATTGCACCCCTTTGCGCGGGTTGTCAACCTTTTGCACAAAGGTGCTTGCCAATAGGTCTAAACGTGCGATATGGTGCGGGTGCATGTTTGGGGATTTCGACGATCAAGAACAACTTGCACCACCCGGCCACGAAAGCGACGTGTTCGCCAACGCGGAGGTACCTGCGCCAGGTTTTGCTGGCAGGTATTACAACGTATCGTGGGAGATTGCGGGCCGTGCTGGCGCAATCACCGACCGCAAGCCGCTTGAGATGACGACTTCGTGGACGCATGAGGATATGGTCGCGGTGTATCAGGCGATTGCTGTGGTGGATGAGCAAGCGTTTATCTCGGTTAGCGTTCGTTATCGGCACATGGGTATTCCGATTGTGTTGTGTACTGCGAGCATGGGTGTGCCAGATCGAGGGGCGCCTAGACGCTATGAAGAACGAGATGATGATGGGTGGCCGGCGCTGATTATCGAATGCCACCAGCGAGCACTTGAACCATTGCAAGGCCCAGGGCGCAAGATGATGGAAGAGCTGGCGCGCAAGAACTTGACCGAGCTATTGGAAGACCTGAAGCACAAGGAGGAGTTGTCGTGAACTATGACCAGACGGACTTGGAGTTGCTGCGCCAATGCGGCATCGATAGTGGTGGGCCAGTAAACTGGAGTCTTGATGATTACCTGTCGATGGCTCACTGCGATTACGTGCTTCGATTTAAGCGCGGTGGTGAAGCCAAGGTTCGTATGCGTCTATTGATTCGCAAGGCTCAAGGCTGCTATCGGCGTGAGCGCGGTGACTTGTCGATGTGCCCGTGGGATGAGGATTACGAGCGCAAACCTATGCAGGAGGTGCGCCCTTCTTATGAAGCCGACTTGCGCATGGCTCCTCCTGCCAACGCTCGCGATTTGATCGTCGACTTCTTGGAGCGCAACAACCGGCGCCAGAAGCGAGCCGACATTATCGAGGCTATGGTGGCTCGTCGTTACAGCGCGGACACGATTGATGAGGCGCTGGGTTCGCTTGTGATGGACGGCAAGATTCATCGCGAGGCGTGGGGCATGTACTCGCTCGACGCGAAGAAGACCAAGACCAAGAACAAGGATGAGGAAGTGGAAGATGCGCAAGTATAAGCACCCTCTTGGCGGCAACACGCTGCACATGGCAGCAGACGGCACTGGCGCATTCTCGCTTGAGGACGGCGTTCCGCTTGGCGAGGGAGACGAGGTTGATGTTGGTGTTTCGCGAATCACGGAAGAACTGAACAACCTGCGTGTTGCGGTGCAAGGCATCATTCGGTCGTGGGTTGACTACAGCGGTATTGAGCTTGGTCACGATCGCTGGGGCAAGCGCCACGGCAAGGTTGCTAAGTTGAACTCAGCCGATATGGACCACATCTCAGACAACACGTTTACTGCGATCAAAACGCTTGCTCTAAAGGCCATGGAGACGTGCCAGCAGTACAAGCCGGATGATGCGGTCGACATTGAGGGCATCGATATGCTCACGCAACTCTGCAATGTGCTGATGCGCGTGAACATGCAGAAGGACTGTGCGCCCGGGATTGTGCTCGGTGTTCGCTGGTTTTATTGCGACGGTCTGGTTCGCAACCTGCGCTTGCGCAAGAAGCACCGTGCTGATGGTTTGCAGCAGTGGCGACAAGCTCTGTTTGAAGCAACTAGGTTGATCGAGGCAATTGGCTAATGCACGGCTATACGCCAGAGTACATCAAGCACTGTAAGCGGTACGTGCAGCAATTGGACAAGCTTGACGTACCGGACTTGGCAGAAACGTTTGTGGCTTTGGAGTGTAACGTCGGCCCGTGGGCAGCGTTTCGGTACTACGACCTGATTAGCGAAGGGCACTATAAGGTGTTGGCCGGCTACCGTGCGATGCCAGAATGGAAGTTCAAGGACGTAGTGAATCGCTGGGGCGAAGTAGGGTTTCCGCTATTGACTAAGTATGGATTCAAGCGATTGAAGCAAAGAAGGCAAGCGGTATTTGATTACCTTGGTTTGCAGGAGAAAGCCGATGTCCAAACTTGGGAACATCAATCAACCACCGGACTCAAGCTTGCGCGACATCTCGTCAAGGTTTGTAGAGCCGACATTTCATCAAGACAGTTCTGGCACCGAAACCTCTACGAGTGGGCCTCAAGAACCAGGCCAACCTTCTACCAATCCGGGATTGATCGAAGGCAGTTCGGCGGGCTCCTTCTCTTCTACGCTGAAGCCATCAACAACGGCTATGGACCCGATGCTTTTGAGAAGAATGCAGTCCGAAGATGGTGCCTTGGAGCTTCCAGCACTGAGTGGCACCGACCTTGCATCCTTTGCGCTTACCCGCTCCCACAGTCGTTTATCCGTTTCCGACCTAAACCACATCGGCATGTCGCTAATGAAGGATGCAGTAGCTCAGGAGAAACCCGACCATCGCGCAGCGGCAGCAGTGTTCTCGGTGATGGCTCAAGTCAATAGCAGGGCTGCTGGCCCCAAGAAGGCTGGTCCTTCTGACCGTGTGCGTGTGGCGCTGGAGAAAGCGGCGTCTGCAATCGAGGCCGAGCGCCGTCGCAAGCGCACGGTTGTAGATATTGGTGTTGAGCCTGACTCGGAAGAGGGCGACGGTGAACGATAACGAGATTGATCTGTTGCTTGACCAGTGGGCCGTATCGCCTCGGGCGTTTGCGGAATGCTTTCGCATCAAGAACAAAGATCGAACCGAAGTCGACTTCAAGGTGTCGGTACCTCAGCAACTTGCGCTCAACGCGCTGTCGGCCAAGCAGAAGCTGGTGTTTCTGAAAGGTCGCCAGATGTGGATTACCACCATCTGCTTGGTCTGGCAGCTACGCACATGCTTGTTCAAGCCTGGTGCTATCTGCGCAGTCGGTATGCAGTCGGACTTCAACGCTCGGCAGATGTCGCTGACTGCATACAACCTGTACAAGGGCAATGAGATTCTGGTCGACTTGATGGGCATCGAGCGCCAGAACGACCACCAGATTCTGTTCAACAACGGCTCGCAGATGTTGTTCGTTACCGCGAACTCGCCTGTGCTACGTTCGATGCCGCTGAACTTCGCACACCTGTCCGAAGTCCGCGACTACGACGACCTTGGCGAAACGCTGGCCTCGATCAAAGTAGCGCCTGAAGGCACGCTGCTGCTTGAGTCGACGGCTGGTGGCGAGGACGACTTTTACCACATTTGGAGCGACCCAGAGAGCGCATTCACCAAAGTGTTCTTCTGCTGGCGCGACCACCTTGAGTATCGCTCTAGCACCGGCATCGACGGCCCGATGCTTGAGGTCGAGAAGGAATACGTCAAGCAGCACAACCTGTCTCGGCAGGAGACTAATTGGTGGATTAAGGAGCGCCGAGCGTTGCCGTTGCACAAGCGGCCGTTCATGGTTCAGGAGCACCCGACGACGCCGGAAGAAGCGTTCTTGCTGAGCGGCGACAAGTATCTGCGCCGGCAAGTACCGATGCCTCCCGGTGACCCGCGTGATTCGGATGAGGCCGGTATCGTGGTGTACCATCCGTACAACCCAACTCACCAGTACGTGGTTGGCATCGACCCGGCGCCAGGTTCTAACGAGAAGGGCGACCCGACCGGCTTGGTCATCATCGACATTACCGATCGATGCGTTGTGCTGACTCAAGAGATTCGCCAGCCCACCCGTGACTTTGAAGGCCCATGCTTGGAGCTTATCAAGGCATATGGCTCACCGCTGACGGTTATCGAGACGGCAGCCGAAGGTTTGGGCTTGTGTGACTTCCTGCGTGGTGCGGGCGTATCGATGTACCACATGACGGCGTTTGGCGGCTTGTCTCCGACGATGCTACCTCGGCACGGTTGGCGTACTGACGTGCAGACACGCGGCATCCTTTATGGCGAGATTTACGAGGGCGCGAGCGGCAACAGTCGCTGGAAGATTGGCTGCCACCGGTTGGTGAAGCAACTTAACGCTTTGTGCTACGACAAGCGCGGCAAGCCTGCTGCGCCCAAGAACGGACACGACGACTTGGTTGTGGCGTTTGGCTTGGCGCTACTTGGTGTGGTGCAAGCGTTGCCTGCTAAAGAAACGCCTAATGTGCAGCAAGAGCCCAAGAATGCTCTTGATGCTTACATGCGCGACTTGGAGCGCGCTATGGCTAGCGGGCAGAACGATCACTTTGATTTTTCTGTGGATTCACAACAATCTGATTTCTTTGATTAAGCAATCGGAAAGTTGGGGAAAAAGTTGGGAAGTGTGCTGATAGTTCTTGCAATTTCAACCTGAAGGAAACGATCCTTCTACCCGGAGGTACTATGCCTGTTCCTAGTGGCACGATGGCGCAAATTATGAAGGACATTACTGCGGAGGCTGCGGCTGCTGCTGCGCCTGCGCCGGAGGTGTCTGCGTCGGAGTCTACCTCTAACTACACCGCTGAAAGCTCGGCCTCCCCAGTCGAGTCGGCGTCGTCTGGCTCGGAGGCCAACCCCTCTGGTGCCGACCAGGCGGCGTCTGCGGTGCAGCCTGCTGAGCGTCATCCTCAGCGTGTGTCGTGGTCTAGGTATGAGACGCTGATGCAGGAGCATCGGCAGGCTCTGTCGTCGATGGACTCGATGCAGCAGAAGCTTGAGGATTTGGAGGCGCGGCTGACTCAGCAAGTTGCGCAGGCCGACCCGAAGGCTGCGGCTCCTCAGCGTGGCGAGTCTCAGGGTGATTGGTTGCAGCGGATGCTGGACGAGGGCGAAGAGGTCAACCCGAAGTTGGTTGAGCAGATTCGTTCGCTTGAGGGCAAGTTGGAGCAGATGAACCAGTCGGTTCAGATGCACAACCAGCGGTGGCAGAACGTGGAGTGGGCGCAGGCCAACGCGGCTTACGACCAGAACATGAGCAAGCTCCAGTCCTACTGCCCCAAGTGGGATGAAGAACGTCTGACGACGATGATTGCCAACGGCGTCACGCCGCGCATGGTTGTTGCCATGTACCGTGATGTGTATGGTGACGCGCCGTCGCAACAGGCTCCTGCGCAGGTTGCGCAGGTTCAGCGCGCCGCTCCCCCGCGCATCGATGGCCCGTCTGCTCCTGCTCAGAATCTGGGCAACGAGCCGATGACCAAAGAAAACTACTTGAAGTGGGTGCGCGGAGAGTTCAATAACAAGATGCACTAAGGAGTTGCAATGGCTGCTAGTTTCCAGACCATCGCTGCGGTTCTGATCAATGACCGCACCGACAAGGTGATTCACAACCTGCTCCAGACCGACACGGCTTTCTGGTCGAAGCTGCCCGTGAAGGGCCGCTCGTGGTCGGGCGACGTGGCGATCATCGGCCTGCGCGTCAAGCGAAATGGCTCGGTGGTTTCGACGATCGGCAACGTGGAGCCCAAGCCGGGCCAGCAGGGCTTCCTGCGCCTGACCGTCCAGTCGAAGACCGTTCTGGCTCGCTGCCAGATCGATCTGCTGGGCTTCTTGGCGGCGGAAGATGTCAAGGGTTCGCTGGCTGTTGAGCCGGCTGACGAGCTTGACAACATGCTGAACGACATCGCCAAGCAGATGACGCGCTATGCGTTCATCGGCGGTGGTGGTCTTCAGGGTGTGGGCGCCAACGCGGTCGGCGCTCCGATCGGTCTGGTGTGGCAGAAGAGCAACGTCATCACCACCTACGGCTACCATGGCCGTTTCGATGACATCGTTGTGAACCCCAACAACCTGATTCGGTTCATCCGTCTGGATACCTATCAGCAGGTTGGTGCCGACCAGGTGCTGACGGGCATCTCGCCTTCGACCATCACGGTTGCGGCGAACATCCCGACTGCGGCGGTTCCGGCTGGCGTTCCGTGCGCGGTGCTGGTGGTGGGCGCGGCTTCGCAGGCATTCAACGCGGCGAGCGTTTCGGGCGACAACATCGACACGCCGTGCGTGTTCGATCCCAACGGCGACCCGGTGGGCGCGTTCGTGGGCGACCCGACTGGTGTGATCAGCAACCTGACCCAGCCGATTCACTTCGGCAACGATCGGTCGCTGACTGACCCGCTGACCAAGCGCATTCGTTCGAACTTCGCGATCGTGAACAACACGAACGCGCAGGGCGGCGACACGCTGTCGACCATCGAGTTCCTCAAGCTGTACGGCACCATCCGCACCAAGAGCGGTAAGCGCCCGACCGCTACGTGGATGTCGTGGAACACCATGAACGCGCTGCCGCAGTCGCTCATCGGTACCCTCGACGCTCACATGCGTGTGATGCCGCAAGAGGCTGTCAAGAAGATGGACCCGACCCCGGCGCTGCCCTCGGAAGAGGACAACGATTCGGGTTACGGCGTGAGCAAGGTTCCGATCATGTGCTCGGAGCTTTGCCCCGATGGCATGGCCATCTCGATGCGGTACGAGTCGTGGGAGCGCCTGTACCGTGGCAAGGAAGAGGGCGTGTGGCTGGGCGTCAACGGTCCGGGCAGCAATCCGCTGGTCAAGCTTCAGGGCGAGACTCAGTGGGGCGCGACCCGCGCTCTGATGCCGGAGCAGGTCTGCACCGAGCCGCTGTCGAACGGCATTCTGGTCGGCATTGCCGCGCCGGTCTAATCAACTTGAACTCTAAGGAGAATTAACAATGTCTACTCAGAAGCCCTGTGTGGTCGGTTATCTCAAGACCGACGACTTTACCCCGATTGGTTCGCCCTACGGCGTGAACCAGCAGCCCGCCGCTGGTACCGTCGCAGCCGACCTGTCGACGTTCTTCTCGTCGACCCCGGCCACCGACAACACCCCCGGCGGCACCGCGTCGTTCATGTTCCTTCAGACGAACGTGACCGGTACGGTGGTGTCAAAGGTGCTTCCGCGCCAGTTCATCATCGTTGATATCCGTGCTCTCAAGAACGGCGTCAATGGTGGTGCTGGCGACAAAGCCACCTTGTCGAAGGTTTCGGCGGATGGCTTGACCACCACGACCCTAGGCGATCTTGCTTTGGATGTGAACGCCAACCTGTTGGTTACTGGTTCGGTCAAGTTCACGCCCAATGGCGCGTTCACGCCCAACTTGGGTGCTGGTGAGACACTGAAGGTCACCGCGACCAACGCGACCAACTGCGGAGCAACCATCTACATTGATGTGATCGGCGCGTAACCAAAGCACCTAGGAGGCCCCCTTCATGGCACCGATGTACGACGAAGACGAAGACATCTGGACCGGCGCTGGACTCAGCAAGGAAATCGCTCGTCAGCGACTTGCAGAGCGGCAGCGTCAAGCTCCTGAAGTTTCCGGTATGGATCGTGCAGTAGGCGCCATGAAGGGGGCAGCCGGTGGCGCAAGCACTGGCGCAAGCCTTGGTTCCTTTTTCCCAGGCATCGGAACTGCAATCGGTGCCGGTGTTGGTGCTGTCGCTGGCGGTTTGGGTGGTGCGCTTACTGCAAGCCCATCTGAGAAAGCGCCATCCGCATCGCAGGTTGAGCAAGGCATGTCGACTGCTAAGAAGGCATACAAGGAAGCCAAGTACCCCGGCATCACTCAGGCCTTGAAGGAAACTGCGGAAGACTCTAATCTCGACCTTGCCGACTTTGCCGAAGATATGGGGTATAGCGGCTAACAGGGACTGGAGAACATGCAAACGTCCCTCACCATCGACGACCAGCAGCAAGACCTCTGGAATCCTGCCGAGTCGCAGAAGTCTTCCATCGAGTACGATTGGAACGACCCCAACGACCCTCCGTCGCTTAAGCCGCCGGAGATCGCCCGCATGTGCAGCCAGTTCTACAACGAGATGGCGCCCATGCAGCGCCTCTGGTGGCTGTGCCGCGATGTGATTACGAACTTCCGCGCCTACACGCCAAGCGACATCGTGATTCGCGCCGGCATGGAAATGGCGTACTTCAATCGCGTGCGTGACGTTAGCTTCAACATCACGCTGCCGCAGTTTCGCAATGCCTCGGCCCGTCTGGAGATGACCCACCCATCGTGGGGCGCAATCGCTGCGAGCGACTCCATTGACGACCTGATGCGTGCCTCTGCCGATGAGCAGGCTCTGCATTATTACTGCCGCCGTGGCGAAGTGCCTTATGCCGCCATGGAGATGGTCGACTGGGGCATTATGTTCGGCACCAGCGCCATGCTGGCTGTCATGGACGGCGACAATCTCAAGCCTGAAGTCTTTGGCCCAGACCGCATCCGTGCAGAACCTGCCATTGCTAGGCCGGAAGATAGTCGCTTCCTCGCTGTGTCGCGTGTGACTACTAAGTCGCAGTTGAAGCAGAAGTTTCCTGACAAGGAAGACGTTATCAACCAAGCGCCGCCTCCGCTTCAGCAGTTGAACTGGTGGAGTGGTTATCAGCGCATGGCGCCTGACCGCATCGAGGTGCTGGAAGTCTATTGCCGCAGCGGCCACTGGTTCTTGATGTGTGGCAGCGGCGGCGCTGTGCTTGCGTCTGGCTGGACTCCGCAACGATGTATGCCGCTTGAGATTCACAAGTACGGCAGCGTACCGTTCGACTTCTGGGGCGTTGGTCTGGTTGAGCAGGCGCTTCCAGGTCAGTATGCGTACAGCGCGAGCTGGAACCAGATTCTGACCAATGCCCGGTTGATGAGCAATCCGAAGATTCTCATCCCGCACAACTCAGGGATTGCGCCAGATGCGTTTACATCGCGTGCGGGTGAGAAGGTATATTACCGCCAAGGCATGGCTCCGCAGCCTTGGCAAGGGTTGCCACTGCCGCAATATGCAGTGCAGTTGCCGGCGTCGGCTGCTTCTGCTCTTGCTGACTCGACCGGCATTCACGGCGCGTCGCAGGGCAAGCGCACGCCTGGCGTCGTTACTGGTCGAGCGGTTGAGGCAATTGTTTCTAACGACGAAGTGCAATTCGGAATCACCAAGCGCAACATCAAGCGATTGATGGAGCGTCATGGTCGCACGGCCCTTCTCTACATGCAGGCATACTACCCGCAAGAGAAGTTTGTTCGTCAGTTCGATCGTTATGGTTCGGCGATCGGCACGATGGTTCGCAGCGGCGACTTGTCGCAAGACCCGCAGGTGTTCATCGAGGCCGACACGTTGTTCCGCGATGACGTGGAAGCTCGGCAGCAGCGCATCATGCAGTTTGCTCAGATGGGCGCGATTCCGCCGCCGGACGCTATCAAGCTGATTCAGAACAACCGCGATCCTCTGCGTCCGCAGAAGCCGATTGCAGATTACGTGGCAGCCAAGCGTGCGCTGGATGCGGTGGTGCGTAACGGGTTTCAAGTGGTCGACACGACCAAGTTCAATCCTGATGGCACGCCTTCTATGCGCAAGACGGTGAAGTTCTATCCAAACGATAACTTCCCGATCTTTGCTGAGGTCGCTGGTCAGTACATTCGCTCGGATGAGTTCTACGCGCTGCCTGTTGAGAAGCAGGATGCGGTGGATATGTACTACCAAGACATCTTGAACATGATGGCTCCGCCGCCTGCGCCTGAAGCGCCGGGTGGTGGAATGCCTAGGATTCCGCAGCCGGTGGGCGCGCCCGCTGGCAACGCAAACGCGGTGGGTAATCAGCGCGCACCAAACGCCGCTCAAGAGATGGAGCGCCAACTTGAAGTCAAGGCCGCTCAGCCGGAAGGCGCGGACGAGTTCAGTAAGTAGGAGACACCATGGCTGGCAAGTATGATATGCGTGATATTGCTAAGGCTCGCCTCAAGAAGATGCAGGACACCAAGGCCAAGGGCGGCAAGATGATGCCCAAGGGCAAGGAGTCCAAGTACGACTACGAGGATGAGGAAATGTCGGCTGACATGGAGGAGAAGACTCCTTCGCCGGAAGAGCACAACGCTCCCAAGCACCTCATGCACAAGGGTCATCCCGGCCTTGGTGGCGAGCATCGCGGCGGTCCCAAGGGCATCGCTGTGATGATTGGCATCGGCAAGCCCGGTATGCCCAAGCGTCACCCCGGTCTTGGCGAGTCGATCGAGGACGAGGAGCCCGTGATGGGCGGCAAGTACGGGCGGTAAACCATGCACGCTGCACAGATTGCGAAATACATGCGGCAATTGATTGACGATCCTGGGATCGTCCGTCTGCCGTATTCTTTGCAGGCGACGATGCTTGAGATCGCCTACGAGGAGTTTCGCAATGTAGCGCCATGGGAAGTGTGGGAGCGTTACTACGAGCCTCCGCTTCTGACCGGTCAGTACAACGTCGACCTCGATGGCATCTTGTTCTACACCGACGCCGGCATTCCGCCGACCCAAGCTCTGGCCAGCCGTTTGACCCGCGTTACGCTGGTCAACCCTGGTGTGCAGGATGTTTGGATCTTCACGCTGGGTGGTGCTCCTGCACCGGGTGATACGTGCCGACTGACGATCAACGCGGTGAACTACGACTACGTTGTTCTCCCCGGCGACACGCTCGTCACCATTGCTGCTGGTGTTGCTGCACTGGCTGCTGTTGATCCAATCTACTCGGTGACCAGCGTCGGCCCGGTGATTACCTGCACCAAGTACACTACCGGCCCGTCGCTCATCACGCCTACCTGCTCCTTCTTGGCGGGCGCTGGTACGGTCACGCCGTTTCACTCTGTCATCGGCCAAGCGTCCAACGGCATCCTTGGTACGTTTCAGCCGGCTACTAGCTGGGAGACGCTGGGCCAGATTCCCAACGCCAGCGCGGCCATGCTGTCGAACTATGCGTGGACTGGTCAGCGGTATTGGCTAGACGGCAAGATGCTGCGCTTCAGTGTTCCGGTGAGCGGCCAGATTCAAATTTGGTACGTGCCTACGCAGACGGTGAACTGGCTGTCGGCCATCTCGTCGACCACGCCGGTATTTGTGGACAACCTGACGCAGTTCCACGACATTATCGCTCTTCTGGCTGCCGAGCAGTACTACATTCAGCAAGCACAGCCCAACACATCTTTGGAGATGCAGTTGCGGCGTCGCATGGATAAGATGATGGAGTTCTTCGCTCAGTCGCGCACTGGCAAGGCATCGAGGTATGTGAACGAAGAATACCAGAGGTAGCCGGTGTCCAACATCGATAAAACCGCAGATGTCACTCCGAAGTCCGGCATGGACTTGCGCACCAATGCGCGCACTGATGGCACTCCGTTCATCCAGAATACCATCCCTCGTAACGGCGACTTCTGGGTTCGGCCAGGTTTCGGTCTTGTTCGCGAGTACGACACCAGCTTGGCCAACGGGCGATATGATGAGAACAAGTACGGTCTAGGCCCGTGCATCGGCGCGACCAACGTTCGCACCGCTTGGCAGACCGACCAGATTCTTTCGATTCACACGCTGTACGCATTTACTGGCGACTTCTACGGTGGCCGACCTCGTTTGGTTGGTGGCTTGACGCCGATGTATGGTCGTCGCGCAACCTTCTTGGCAGGCGTCGTTGCGATCGTTCACGACTTGCACACCAATCGTAAGGTTGAGTTTGTGCTGCACGAACAGGACGCGAAGAAAGAGTTCTTGCCACAAGTCTACCCTAACTACTCAACTCGTTACGACGATGACAATTCGACGTGGGCGATTCCTGCTCAAGAGCCGAAGTGGGCCATCTTTGCGCCGATGCAGACCGGTGTGGCGTTTGGAACCAAGGCGTTCAACATCGTGGTGTGCATCGATGGTATGGGCTTGTGGACGTACCGTCCGGTAGATTGCCCGATTGAGTGGAGCCGGCAGAACAACAGCTTGGATCGACCGTACCTTGGCCCATTCATGGGCGAGCAGGGCGCGTTCTCTCCGCTCAACTTGGCTGAAGGACTTCTGTCTGCTGCCGATGGTGCTGCTTACCTGACGACCAACGACATTGGCACGATTACAGCACAGTGTACGTGGAACGAAGATCGCATTATCTACGCTGCTGGCAATACGCTTTGGTTCTCCGACCCGTACATGCCGCAAGCGGTGCTGGCCGATAGCAACTACGTGGTTCCTACGTCTGACCCGATCACATGCGTAGCCCCACTGCGCTCTAGCGTCTTCATCGCAACTAGTGGCGGTAGGTGCTGGGCGTACAATCCTGCGCTTGGTAGCGCGGGCACAGCGGCTGTTGGCAGCTTGACCTCTATCTCGCTGACCAATGGCTGCGTAAACAATCGTGCTTATTGCGTGGGCAACGAAGGCGTATTCTTTGTTGACCACAACGGCGTGTTCTTGTGGACGGGCGGTGTGCAGCTTGTGTGGTTGTCGCGTCCGATCGATCGGCTGTGGGCAGACCCGCAATCGCTTGAGTTGCCGCTGACGGATTACTACCAGCACAACGGCACCACCAGCTTGACAAATGTCCAGTTGCCTGCGCGTCTTGATATGCGCGAGCAGATGCGGAGCGCCAGGTTGTGCTGGGACGATCCTCGCAAGGTTCTGTATTGCGTATGCGACGACATCACGCTGTGCTGGACGACCGATTATGGTTGGAGCGTGTGGTACTTTAAGACTCACGCTGGCAATGGCGCAGAGGTACAAGGCTTGGCCAACATCGCCACGCCGACTCTGGTGCCCTCGCGTAACGATCTCTACTTGGTTGGTGGCCCAGACGAGACCATCTACATGGATGGTAAAGACCTTAAGATTGTGCAGGACAAAGCGTGCTATCTGCTCAAGCTTGGTCGTGGTGGTGCAATTGATCGGTCGACGTGCATGGATGCGGCCAGAACTGACGTGTATACCTGCACGCTTTCTGGTTACGTAGTGCCGTTTGATACGATCGAGATTACGGTCGGCGTCAACACGTACAACTACAACATCAAGCCTGATGACGACTACGCTGCCACGTACAAGAAGTTTGCTGACGACATTCAAGCTGTAGGCGATCCTGAGTACGACTTCATCGGCCAGCCTACCGGCATCGTGGCTGTAGCCAAGGTAGCCGGTACTCCAGCATCCGCTGTAGTCGCATTGATGACTGTAGGCGCTGGCGCGTTTACCTCGGCGCATACTCAAACGTCCACTAGCGCGAACCTGGTCACTGCCAACTTGGAAGACTGGCGCACGCCTCTGAGCGGTTGGCGCATGTACGAGTGGGCAGGCGACGTGGCTACGGGCGCATTCTATCTCGGCCCACCCGTGGTTGCGCCTGCTGGGTTCCAACCGCCGCGTGGTGCTCCGGCAACTACTGAAGCCACGTACTGGTGGCCTGTCGCTACCGGCTCGGTAGTGGCGCCACCCACGATTCTTAAACTTCACTTCACGTTCGATAACACGCGCTGGGAACCTATCTGCGTGCCAGCCAATCCCGGCGACCCGCAGTATGGTGAGATTGCGGCGCTGTTCCCCAACGAGCGACTTGGTTCTATCTCTGGCTATAGACCCAATACGCATGACGCAACGCATCAAATCTGCGTATACAACTCAGGCACAGGTACTGAGGGGCCTGGTGGTGACGAGATTCGGATTGACTTCGACGGAACCGGCGGTACGTGGACTTCAGCGCCTACGCTAAATGTTGGCGTCATTGGGCCTGACGTGCTGTTCTACATCGGCTTCCGTTACAAGGGCGCCGACTCCACGTTGTCGTTGCATCCGCAGCTTACAACGTTTATGCGGCAGGACTTCAACGGCTGCCAATTGTACGCTTGGCAATACGGTCGCTACCCGGTGCAATACTCTCAGCTTGCTGACCTACAACAGCCGGTCGACTGGGCGGTGAAGTCTCGCGAGTTTGAACTTAGCGGCTACCAGTTCACGGTGCGCGGCTTGTTCGTAACTGCGATGCACATGGGCAACGGTACTGACGACGTGGTACCGGGCTGGCTTTACGGCCCGCTCAACACTGCGACCTCGACGGATTGGCGCGACTGGAGCGGACAGGCGCTGGACTTTGCGACTGTGCCACCGGGCAACAGCGCACAGAACGACATGTCTCCGTTCCCGCGCATGGTGCCGGCTACCACAGGTGGCGACCCGAATATCTACGTTGACCCGACGCTCAAGACCTTTGGCAACATCGCTCGATGGGGCGATGCAGTCGACCCGACCAAGGGCAACTTACTCATCGACGACCCAGCCGTGGACACGCTTGCGACGACCGATGGTAGCAAGGGTATGCGCGGCTCGGTGATGATTCACGGCACGATGAATGCGCCTGGCGAAGTAGTGAAACTGGGCCGCATCGAGGCTGCCATCAAGCAGGTTGGTCTGCGCCAGCGGTGGGGTAAGTAATGGCTGACAAGCATATTGCAGATCGAGCGATTGAGCATCTAAGGCAGGAAATCGGCAAAAAGGGTCTTGAGCGTTACGACATGATTGATAGCGTCATCAATAAGCATTGGAACGAATATTACAATCGTTACGGGAAAGACCTTGAGAAGTGGCCGCGTGGAGAATATGAGCGTCTTCAAACGGAAACAGAAGGACTTGTTGATACCCTTACTCCACCGCACCTGAAGAAAGCATTTGACCAACTTGATGACCTAAGCGTTGTCGACCCCAACTGGCCAGACGCAGAACAGATGGTTCGCAAATATGGCCCCGATCTTGTTGCCCGCATGGAACGGGGTCAAATCCAACCAATCGAAGAACCACGCGCCATAACCAAGCAACCAGCGCAACAATACGCGCCCGCTACACAATCCAAACCCGCGATCGTCATGCCTGTGCGCAAAACCGAAATTGCGCCAGCATTGCCTAAACAAACAGCGCAAAAACCAATTCAAGTCACGCCGCCGCGTCAACGCAAAACCGACAACCTTGAGCAACGAGTTGCTGGATTCTTTAGTGGACTTGAGAAAGAAGGTTACTGGAAGACGCCGACTCAAGACGACATTAACAAGCAGATTGCCCAAGAACGCTTGCGCAACATGGTGTACGATCAAAAGCGAAAAGAACAAGAGCCAGTATCATTGCCGGAAGACATCAATCGAACACAAGACTAGTGCCAGCGGTGGGGTAAGTAATGGCCGAGCCAGACTACAGCAAGAGTTGGTATCAGCGCAGCGGCGGCAAACTACCGTTCAGCGAGTCGCTTGCCAATCATCTGCGCAAAGAGCTTGGGCCTAACGCTGTGCATCGGTATGATGCATACCATGATGTTTTCAACAAGTTGCGCGATCAATATGCAGACAAGTACGGCGATTGGGAAGATTGGCCGGAATCCGAATATCTAAAGTTCAAGGCTGAAGACGCTAGTTTTCGACCCATGTTTGTTCGACCACATGAGCAGAAGTTGTTTGAACAACTAGAAAGCTTAGAAGCCACCGACCCTATGTGGGAACCAGAAACAACCGAGCGCACGCTGCGCCAGCAATATCCAGATTTGGTGGCACGCATGGAACGAAAGCAGGTTCAACCAATCGAAGAACCACGCGCCCCGGTCATGCAACCCAAGCCACCGGTCATGCCGCCTGTGCGCAAAGCTGAGCCGGTGCCCCCACCGATGAAGTCACCGGCCCAGAAGCCCGCGCAGGTTATGCCACCCAAAGCAAAGCCCGCAGGAATGGAACAGCGGATGGCAAACTTTCTGGGTGGTCTGGAGAAGGAAGGCTACTTGAAGATGCCAACGCAAGCTGAGATTGCTCAGGAACGGCTGCGCAACATGATGCAAGAGCGTGAGCGTGAGTTGCGTGCGCGAGATGAAGTGCCGGTATCGCTGCCCGAAGCAGTCAACCCAACAGGGCGGTAAGCCATGCCGCAGCAGGTAGAGCTTCCAAACAAAACAATCAGCGACTTGCAGTTCACCAACATGCAAAGTCGCCAGCAGATATTCGACATCGTGCTGCGTATGCAGCCAGTGGTCGCAGGCGCTCCGTTCCAAGGCGGCATCCTTGCGCCCGGTGTCTATAAGGGCGGTACGCTGGGCAGCGAGGCGCGGGTCGATGGTATTGGTTGGCCCAACGTGTCTGGCCCAGTGACGATCGCATCTAACGTGATTGTGCGCGGCGTAGTGTTTACCGATACGGTTACACTTACAGCAGCGGCTGTCGTGGTGTTCGATGGATGCGTGTTCCAGAAGACCGTGACCGTGGCCAGCGGCGGCAAAGGCGCTTGGTCTGGTTGCAGATTCGATGGAGTTTCCTCTATCCAAAATGCAGGAAATGCGTCAAAGTGCGTGGTCGCTGGCGGTGTGCATACCTCCAGCACAGCGCACGTTAATGTGACGCTGCCAGGTGGAGAGGCAGTATGAGCAGCAACCGGCTACTTCCTTATCAGTTCGCGCCGGGGCTGGATGCTTCGCCTACTCGCATCGAGCAATCGTTGCTCAAGTTGGCAGAGCTATACGACGATGTGCCTGCTGAGTTTATGATGCGCCGCTGGTCGCCCTCACACATGCTGTGGGGCTTTTCGCCACCGAGCGTGAGTGTAGCGGGCAACCCGTACTTGAAGTGGTACAACCCAGGTTCTTCTGCGACCAACCCTTACCGTTGCAAGTCTTGCTTTGCTGAAGGCCTTGGCGACCCGCCTAATGAAGGCTACATGCTAACGTGGGAAGTGACTGCGCTTGCGTCGCATCCCATGATTATTGGTTCTCTTGTAGTGATGGCTCTTAAGGGCGTAGGGCACTACAACAACCAATGGCTCTATGGCGCTGAGCCGCCACCTGGCTATGAGACTGGTGAGCCAACACGCGATGTTTCGTTGCAGGTTTGCATCTCCGATGGTTGGGACTTGGAGAATCGCAAGAAGCTGCGGCAAGAGTCGTTGACGTACCAGATGCGTTCTGACGCTTTCTGGTTCTGCCCCGGTTCGATGCCTCCAGTGAACACCGACCCTACGCTGCCTTCGTTTCCGCAGAATAGCGAAGGTGATGAGGCCGCGTGGGATGGCTTTGCTGTTATGGCTGACGCGCTTGTGCTCGTGCCTGTGGGCGCTCGTATGGTGTTCCAGTGGACTATCCCGTGGTACGGCGAGTTCAACACCTCGACATGGGGTCAGTATCCGTTTCGGCACAACACGTGGAACCTTCGCGCATTGGCGTATAGTCCGACTCACTGAGGCATCATGGCAAAGCAGTTTCCGGTCAAGCGATATGCCCGTGGCGTGAAGGTGACCAAGCAGCACCTGAACGATCCATTGACCGACATCCAGAATGCTGCTGAGGCGGCTGGTGTAGAGAACTCGATCGAGCATTTGGCGCGCAACAAGGTGTCGTGGGTATTGCCGTACACTGGCCCAGCCTCTACCGAGTACAAGGATTATGGTCTTAAAGGTTATCCAATGGCTATGTGGCCGTTTGTGATGCCTGCGTTCCAGCAGTTGTTTTGGCGAGGAACACTTGAAGACCCACGGTACCCGGTGACGTTGAGCGAGTTCTCGTTGTCGATTGACCAGCGAGCAGAGCCCAAGGGTGTTGCTGGTTATGGAGCAGCGTTTCCGGTCAGCGTTGGTGATAATGTCGAAACCGACATGAGCCGCTACAGCATGACCATTCGGTTGCTAGAGCGTCAGCCATCTCTGTTGACTGGTGAGACAGTTGACTACGAAGAGGTTGGCAAGTGGGAGATTGATGGTGTCACTGCGTTTGGCATTCAGCAAAGCGCAACAGACGGCACTGCTGGCAACGGTGTGGCCCGCGCCAACCCACTTGTGATCGCTGACCAGAACATTCCGATTCGCCCGTGGAACACGTACTTCTGGGAGATTACCGGGGCGCGACTGTATGAGACGCCAGACTTGGGTGTGAAGGACAAGTGGACGTTTACGGTGGGCGGCACCCCGGTTGGTGGCGCGCCTGGCGTTGGCGATGTTTGCCGGCTAACGATCAACGGCAACACATACAACTACCAAGTTCCTGCTGGCTGGACGCTTGCTGGCATTGCTGCTGGTGTTGCTGCTGCTGCCGCTGCTGACCCACTCTACACGGTAACTGCTGCTGGCCCGGTGATTACCGCAGAAGAGACGGTTGCATCCAATAACGTCAACACGCTGACGTGCGTGTTTCTTAGTCCTAGTGGTACGGGTACTGGCACGGTATTCCCGCAGCACGTAGCGGTTGGTGAAGCTGGCACGACGGTATATCCGCTTGAGTTCGTGTCGTTGCACTTGTGCGCTACGTTTGATTCTTTGCTGACTGTGCGCGATAAGCAGGGCGACTTTGGCCTATACCCGGCTGAGCCAGGTTCCAAGCCAATCCAAAACCTGCCGATTGTGCATGATGGTTGGAAGGTAGGAACCAACATCCCGTTGACTCCAGTTGTGGCTGATGCGTTGATGACCGGCGATGACGTGCAGGATGCTATGCACGGCTTTGACCTTGCGCTGCGTGAGCGTGCGGGCAGCGGCTACGGCACTGGCTACGGCCCGCTTGCCAGCCCACTGGAAGCGAGTAATCGACCGGTGCAAGAGTTGATGGCCAACGACTCGCACTACTCGATGATTATGGTTCCGATGTGGAGCGGCCAGTATCGCGAGTCTGTGCGCAAGCAGGATGTGGCTTCTGCTGGTCTGCCTTATGTTGGCGACTTGGAAGAAAACCGGATTACCGAAGACGTGTTTGTGTTTCCGGTGCCGGAAGGCTTTGTGTTGCACCATGCGTTTGCGGTGTGGAATGGCTACAGCCCGCCGACCACTGTGTATCCAGATCGCTTGCAACCTGGGACTTGGCCCACTCAGGAAGACTACGAACAAGAGATTGGCATCATCCTAAACTCGGGCTGGCATGGCGACGATTACAAGCATCAGCAGGTAGCGTATCTCAAGTGGAATGGGGCTCCTGCGCCAGACGCCTTTACCTACGAGAACTGGTTGCTCGATGAGTACACCGGAGTCGAGGGTGGTGTTGCTTGGCGATTGCTTCAGATTCCGCTGGTGAACAACAACAACGCATGGACTGCGCGCACATGGTTTAGCAGTGGCCCGCCGTTCTACATGGGCAAGTCCAACACGATGACTGAGGCGCGTGCGGATTGCGGCACGTTGCCTACCGCATTTGGTGGCAACCGATTTGATCCACCGTTGACCAACGGTCGCGAGAATGTGCTTGAGATTCGCTGGCAGAAAGACTTGCAGAACTACGACTTGCTTGAAGATACCGATACGATCATCGGCCAAGGTGGCGAGTGGGTAATTCTCTGCGGTCGCCAAACCGTAACTACCTAAGAACCTCTGGTCAAGCGAGGCGCACCTCGCTACACTGCGCACGTGGAGGATGGCTATGGCTGCTCAAGACGAAGATAGTTGGTTTGGCGACGATGTACCGGTTGCACAACCGAGCCAAAAGCCAAAGTCTGGTGCCAAGATGGTTGACGAGAGTTACTTTGGCACCTCAGATGAATATATCCCCAGCACTGGCAAAGCTAAGACTCCAGAAGAAGACGCTTATCTAAAGCAATTTCAAGAGTCGCAAGCCGGTGTTCTTGGCAGTGCCGCCGGCCAGCTTGCTGCTACTCAGCTTGGTGCCAAGTACGCCAAGGGTGGCGCTGGTGCGCTTGAAGAACGGCAGAAGGGCGCCCTTGGCCGTTTGCGTGAGCAGTCTGGTCAAGCGTTTGCTGCCCAGCAGGCCCGTGGTGGTGGTGGATCGCTCGCTGGTATGCGTCAGTCGCAGCTTTCGCGTGGCGTGGCTGAAGGCCGGTTGATGGGCGATTTCGCTATGCAGAAGATTGCTCAACAGCGCCTTGCCGCCCAAGCTGAAAAGGAAGCCGCACAAGCTGCTGGCGAGTACGCAACGACGCAGCAGAAGCTCAAGCAAGCTGAGGCAGATCGCGCAAGAGCCCAATCTGAAGAGTATGGAAAGGCGGTTCAAGATATTCGGACTGAGTTCCAGAATCGAGTTGATGAATCCGGTTGGTACGGTGAAGATGACCGAAAAGCTCTTGCCGCTTGGATTCAGAACACTTACGGCAACAGCCCGAATGCCGCTGTGCGTCAATACGCCAAAGATGCCGCAGCCAATGTGCTTGCTGATACTGGTGACTTTGAGGGGTAATCAATGCCACGCATCATCGACGTAGATACCGAAGCATTTGCTCCGACTTACCAGAAGGCTTACAAAGAGCGTGAGCCACTCGGTGATGTTTCGCGTCGTCGCATGGCAGCGGACTTGCAGCTCCTTGGCCAAGCCATGCCTTATGTCAGCGAGGGCATTAAGGGCATCGACCAGTACGTGGTGACGCCAATTCAGCAGGCGATGAAGGAAAGCCGCGAGGAAGAGTACAAAGCCAAGAAAGCGGGCGAGATGCCGTTTGAGATTAGCGAAACGACGAGGCAGAAGATCGCCAAACAGCGATTGGCCGAGAAGGAAAAGCAAAAGCCGTTCGATACCTCTGCTTGGGAAAAGGAAGCAGAGGAGATGTACGACATCACCAAGATGAAGGGCGCCCCAGACTTGGAAGCTCAGCGTCCAGATTACGGTGCTGTTGGCGAAGAAGCAGCCAAGATGTTCAGCGAAAAGCGTCCTGAATTTGGTGAGCTTAGCGTTCCGGTCGGCGAAGCCGGTACCGATGCGATGATCGCCCGTCAGCGCGTAGAGCAGCAAATGGCGCAACGGTTGAAGGAGCAAGAGCAGGCTGGCCCAGTTACTCGGCCAACGGTAATCGCTCGTCATCCCGTTACGGGTGAACTGCGTGCTGTCGCTGGTCAGCCAAGTGCCGGCTTGGAGCGCGGTAGCCCAGCTTATGAAATGGAAGTTTCTCGTCAGCGCACGGGATTGCCGCGCAAACCCGCTGCTGCCACCCCCGCCGAGCCTGCGCCTACCCGCATGATGCCCGAGCACCCGGTTCCGACCGGATACCAGTGGCCCGCCCGTGGGCGGTATACTGCGCCTGGCGCGCCGACTGAGGGCTTTGCTGGCGCTGAGGCTCCTGCCGAGCCTACGCAAACCGCGCAGATGGCCAAGACCGCTACCACCACTGCCCGTGCTGGTGCGCGTACCGAAGCAGAGCCTGTGGCTCCGACCGAGCCTGCCAAGCCCAAGACGCTGGCGACCGTGACGGATGACGAACTATCGGACGTGAAGCGTCGACTGGAGAAGATGGTCGAGCAAGATCCTGAAGACAAGGAACTTGCTAACCGTCTTGAGATGGTGAACTTGGAGCAGCGGCATCGCGGCGAGAAGATCGAATTTGAGGATTGGGCTCCGATGGCCCGTGCTGCCGATACGGTAGAAGAGCAGCGCAAGGTCTTGGAGTTGGCCAAGCGCGTGCGGATGCCGGTCGAGGGATTTGAAAGCCTGCTGACCAGTCCGTTTGAGCGGGCCAAGCTTAAGGCGCTGGGCGCTAAGGGCGAGAAGGGCTTGTTCCCTGAAGTGGCGCGGCCGCTTACTAGCTGGGAGATTGATAAGAAGCAAACCGAGATTCGGATCAACCAGTTGAAGGCTCAAGGTCTATCGGACAAGCAAGCTGCTGACCAGGCTCTGGCCGAGAAGCGGCGGGCGGATGCGGGATTGTCTCGTGCGAGAACCGAAACTGAAGAGACGTTGCGTGAGCCGCGATACGCAGCGGCTGCGGAAAAGCCTTTCCTTATGCACTCGCAAGAAGAACTTAACGAGGCAAAGCGACAAGAAGTGCTTGGCTTGTTGCCTAAGAAAATCCAGAAGTACGATGCCGATATTGCGCGATTGCGCAGGATGGCGGCAGCAAAGTCTGGTGGCCGGGGTCTTTCTAAGGAAGACATCGAATGGGCCAAGCTTTGGGAAAAGGATTGGGATAAGGCTGTTGATAATGCTGCCAATGTAGCCACAACTGCTAAGCGAGAAGCTGTAACGTTGGAGCGTCAAGCCGCTGCGGCCCAGATGGAAGCCGAAGGAAAGGCTGGGGATTACAAGGAGTACGAGAAGATATTTGCCAAGATTTCTCCATACGATCCCAACTACGCAAAGGTTCAGGCTGACCTGTTTGAGAAACGCGCTGCGGCGGGTGCGGCTCAGCGTTCCGCTACCCTTGCCAAGGCTAACTTTGAAGCAGCACGAACAGCTTCTGGTGAAGCGCAGACTAAGCTGGAACAAGCGCAAAAAGCCGGTGATGAAGGCCGGCAGCACTTGCGGTTTATTTACGGTCGATCTGGCCCAGGTCGAGCAGAAGCGGGTGCGGCTCCTGCTGCTCCGACTGCTCCTGCCAAGCCGGCTACGACACCCGCTAAGGCTGCCGTTGCTCACAAGGAAGGCGACAAGTCCAAAGACAAAAATGGCAAACCAATTGTTTGGCATGACGGAAAATGGACCTACCCGGACTAACAACCTTTCATTAAAGGGTTTCGGTTATGCCAACACCAGTCCCAGAAGATATGCTGCCAGATGAACTGAAGCCGGTTGCTCCCAAGGCGCCAACAAAGGCCCCGCGAGCAGTTCCGTTGGACATGTTGCCGGATGAACTGAAGCCTGTAACTGAAGAAGAGCCGTCGCTTGCTCGCCAACTGGGCCGTTCGCTAGCCGCCGGCAAGACCGGCAAAGGCTTGGCTATCGGCGAGGCCATCGGCGCTGCGTTTGGTGCTCCGACCGCTGGCGCTACTATTGGCGCGGGTATCGGCAAGCTGCTTGAGCCTGCACCTCCGTTGGGTGAGCGCATTAAAGCTGGTGTTGCCAAGGTTGAGCCGTATAAGCCACGGCCCGTACCTGTGGCAGAGAAGATCGCTGAGCCAGAGCCGGTTGGTTTGCCTGAAGAGGCAATGAAAGTAAAGGCTGAAGAAGTGCCAGAAGCTGAGGGCACGCTGTGGGCGCTGTCTCCGTGGGCTATGGGACAACGCCTTGCTGAGGCCACTACTCGGTCCGCTCGTTCTGCGTTTGGAGAAACCAAGGGAACGCAGAAGCTTGAAGAGCCAACGATGCCCGATCCAGATAAGCCTCGACCACCTGATGTCGAGTCTCCTATGTATCGGTCGATGTTTGCTATTGAAGACAGTCCAGTCGAGCGTCTTGTCAAGCAGCAGGCTTGGGATGAGATGCAGAAAGACCCTAAGCTTGCTGAGAAAGTGCGACGAGACTGGGCCGCAACCTATGCTTCGCGTGAAGCACGTGGTGCGCCGAAGACTTCCGAGAGTTTGCCTGAGCGTTTGGATTGGCCTTGGCTTGAAACTATAGCTATGCCGCCTGATCCTGATCAACCTCGCCCATCAGCGTCCAGTATTCGGATGCTCGATACAGCAGGAGAAGCTGAAAGCACTGTTTTGGGCAGCGACGATACTGTATGGGACGAGATGCAGAGAGATCCCAAGCTGGCTGAAAAAGCCCGCCAAGAATGGGCAAAGGTTTATGCTGCACGTGAGGCTCGTGGTCAACCTCGTATTCAGGAAGGCATTCTTCCTGAGCGAATGAGGCCAGCCAAAGAACAGGTTGCTAAAGAGCGTGAAGAACGACGAGTAACCGGTATTCTTCCAGCAATTTATCAACCTGCATACAATCTTGGCCTTGATGTAACAACCAATCTTGCTGGTTTGGCTGACATGGCTTTCCGCATGTTTGGGCCAGCGACCGTGCCATCAACGCCAGAGGTACAGTTTGCCAAGAAGAAGTTGAAAGAAGCTGAAGCTAGTGGCGACAAGAAACGGATTCAAGACGAGCAGGCTCGATTTGAGGAAGCCAAACAACGTGCGATTGGCGGCGAGGTTGGCACGGGCCTTGGCATGATGCCTGGTCAGGTCGCCGGTTTGCTTGAGGGGCTGGCCGATCCAAGCGGCGCGAATACGGCCTTAACTCATATGTTTAGCTTGTGGACCACGCTTGGCGATCCTGCGATCGGTGGGTACAAGTACCTGAAGGCTGCCGACCCTGTGATGTTTGCTAAGGTCGAGCGCGGTATTAATACTGCTGTTCGCAAGAGATTTCGACCAGTCATCAATCTGCTTCCTGAGCGTCTCAGGAACGCTGTCAGTCGTGGGTACAACAAGCTTGTTCAGTACATGGCAGACCGCCTTTATGTAGGCGACAAGGAAATGTCCGCTATTCTGGACTCAATCGTTAAAGATCCAGAACAGATGCAAGCAGCCGCAGACTTGCTTGAGCGTCGTATCAAGAAAGGCGACATCAAGATTGTTAAGCAAGACTTGGTGCCCGTCGACTTGAGCTATACCCCAGCCGACGATGTGGTTGCTGCTAGGGCTGCTGTGCGAAAGGCTGAACAGACTGGTGCTCGCGCTGAGGCGATGAAAGCCGTCAAGACAAAGGCTGAAGAGTCGGCGGCTAAGATCAACGAGCTTCGCAAAGACATCAAGGAGCTTAAGAAGCAAGCAGCTCAGATTGATAAGCAAATCACTAAGGCTACGGAAACGGGAGACAAGTTAAAGCTCAAGCAACAACAGGAGGTTCTGAAGGCCGCTCGCTTGCAACAAGAGGCTCGCCTTAAGGCTGAACTAAATATCTTGAGGCAGCGCGAGAAAGCCAAGGTAGCCTCTGAAGAGGTTATGGAGCGTGGTGTTGGTTTGGCTGAGGAAGCCAAGTCTCGCACCGCAGACAAAGCCATTATGGAGGCTTTGGCTGAGATGGAGCGACGCCAAGCTGCGGCAGAAGAAGCGCGTGTTCGCGGTGTCCAAGTTGAGGACGTGTTGCGCGAGCGCACCGAGAAGGCTCGTGCCGATCTACAAGCACGCGAGCGAGCAGCAGCAGACGCCGCTGCGCTTGCTGGCCTTGAGATGACCGAAGCGGTTAAGGGGATGGAAGGTGGGAAAGAAGCAGTAGAGGCAGCACGTAAAGCCGCCACTGCTCCTTCGCGTTTCGTCGCTGGCGCTGAGCGTTCAGCCAAAGCGGCAGCAGAAGCAGCTAAAACCGCTGGTGTGCGTCCTGAGGTGTCGCTTGGTCGAATCTATGTACCACGCGAAAAGCTAACCGGCGCTGAGTTGCTAGAAGGTGTGCCAACGGTTCGTGTAGCCGAGGGAGAAAGATTTCTCGGCGACATGGTGCCGGAACAAGCTCGCATTATTCAAGACCTAGCAACCAAAGCCAGCGATTACAAGAAGCAAGCCGTTCAAGCTGGATTCAATCCAGACGCCCCAATCACGCCAGAAGCCGCACGTAAGGTCGGTGTTCCAGAAAATAGCACCGTTTACACCGCAGCACGCCGACTCGCTGAGCACATCGATTCCATCAAGGCTGACCCAGGCCTATTGACCGAGTTCTTGGAATCGCAAGGCATTGAGCGTGGTGTTCCAGAAGCTACGCGCTGGCTGAAGACTGAGATCGAAGCGCAGAATGCAGCGGTAGGTATGATCGAGCCTACCTATGGCGCAGTGCGTCGGCCCACACCTGTTCGTGAGCAATACGAGGTTATGCGCACTGGCAGAGTCGCGCCCCGCGAGAAGGCAATGGAGTCAGCTTACGAGCGACTTGCTGAGCCGCTTAAGGAAGGCGAAGAACTGCCGTCTGCCGAAGAACGCACGCTCAATCGCGTGCTCGACGAGATGTCGCAGTACAGCACCGAGCGTGAGCCGCCCAAGAGCATCAAGACCGATAACGAAGAGTTCAATGCGTTTATGCAGAGGTATGCCAAGCAAGTTCGCGAACTTGGTTCGTTTGGCGAGGAGTTGCCTGAGCCTCCGATGGATATGGAGACGCCGGACGCGCCGCCGCCACCTGGGGAACCGCTAGTCAACAAGTGGGCTCGGCGTGAGATCGACGCGGGCCGCAAGATTCTTACGCCAGAGCGCATCTTCCAACGCCTGACCAATGCTCTATTGAACGATACCGTGCAGTTGACGTTGCACTCGCCTCAGTTTCGCACGTACTTGATGAATCTGGTCAACAGGCGCCTTGATGAAACCGGACTCAACAAAGCCGAGAAGAAGCAGGCCCGCATCGAGATTGGCAAGCTGATTAGCGACCCCAAGCGGATGTCGACGCACAGCAAAGAGAAGTTCCCGGTTATCTCGTTTCAAGGCAATCCGATTCTGAAGGTCGACGACTTCATCGAAGCGGCTGAAAGGTTGGAACCAGCCATCGTCAACGAAGCTCGCGCTCGTACTATCCAGCATACTGCCAATGAGATGAACCGCTCGTCAGCAGCACTGGCAACACAGCACGGCATCGCGTCCGAGATGAATCGGTTTCGCTATGAACCTGGAACCAACAACCCGCGTAAGTTGCCAGATGGAACCGTTGTGGCGACGCAAGGTGCGCAAGGTTACGCGATTCAGTTGGCTCACGATGTAGTGCTAAATAACGAAACCTTGCCACTTATCATGCCGTATGCTGGCAAGAAGGTTGGCCAAGTATTGCGCGACATTTTGGATGACAATCCGAATATGTCGGAAAAGTTCAAGCCTAAGATGGACGAGGCGCAACGCACACGACTACGCCAGTTAATCGACCATGTGGAGCGGTTTGACGCTGCGCAGATGGAGAACGCGCCAGACGGCTCGATCCAGTCCCGGTTCACCAATGCCCTAAACAACCTGTACGCAAAGACATTCGTTGGCACTGATGCCAAGCCGCCAGAGTTCTACAACGTGCATATGGATCCAGCTGTGCTGCGAGCCATGGAGTCTATCTTTCAAGACTTGGGCGGCGGGCCCATGTACGATGGGTTGACTGGCGCGCTTATTGGTTTGAGCAAAGCCGCACAACGTAATGTCGTACCGCTTAACCTTGTCTCGCTTATCAACAACAATCTATCTAATACTTTGTTTCAAGTAGTGTCACGTGGTGATGCAAACTTCCTGCCGCGTCTATTTACGACCACCTACAAGTACGGTAAGTACATGGACGGCGAAACCGCTGGTCTTAGTCCTGCCGAGATTCGCAAGTTTGAAGCTATCAATCGACACGCTCCGCTTGGTCATACCCAGTACGCCAATCAATTGACCAAATCCAATTGGTGGCAAGAACTCAAACGCGAACAAGGTTTGAATACCACCAAGATGGGCCGCATTCTGTCTGGACCGTTTGATGGTTATGGCAAGTTTACTGAGATGATGACCGATGCTTATTCCAAGTACGGCGACGTTCCGTTCCGTATGGAAGAGATGGACTTCATCTACGATAACTTGAGTCAAAAGATTAATTCGATGGAAGTTGGTGGCGACATCGAGATCCCGATTAGTCGCCAGCGTGAAGTTCGTGTCACCAAGTTGGCTGATGACAAGTTCCAGATTCAGGATGTAGCTGGTCGCGAGCGTCCGATTACGGTTGAAGCTACTGACCCGCGTCTTGCCGATGTGTTCGCTGCTAACGCCAACTACATGCAAAACAAGAAGTTCTTGAACCCGAAGAACTTGGGCTTGTGGGGCCGATCGTTGCAGCGTGGTCCGTTGTCTTTCCTTTCTGGCATCTTCACTTGGTACCAAGGCGCGATGGACATTCCGTTCATTAAGCCTGGGTTGGGTCAAGAGATGATGTTTGGTGGGCCTAACTACAAGACGACTTCCAAAGCTGTTCAAGTTACGCAGGCTAACGAGCATATGGCTCGCGCTTTGAAGCGCATCATTATGATTAACTCTGCGCAGACCGCGTTCTTGAAACAGCGCGACCTACGTGAACTACGTCAATCGCAAGGTTACAACCCTTCGCTTGAAGCTACGATTCTGGCCGATGCCTCCAACCCTGCTTACATGAGGTTTCGCTCGCTTGACCCGATGATGTTTTTGACGCCATCGATCAACTTCTTGAATACGATAGTTAATGGTTTTGAGATCATGCGCTTTTCCCCTGTGTTCAACGAGCCAGACTTCTACGCCAAGGTCGCTTTGGCTGATGAGGATTGGGCGAATTACTCCGATGAGCAGCTTGCGATTCTGCCTCCTAAGCTTGCTGAGTACGGCAAAGAAATGCGTGAGTTGTCCAAGTCTGATCCTGAGGCATACAAGAATCGTGCGCTTATCAAGCGTGACATGACTCGTTGGGCCAAGGGTGAGATTGGTAGTGCTGACCAGTTCTTGCAAACGCTTGGTTTGGCTGGTGGCCCTGCGCTCAACTGGCTGATGAAAATTAAAGAAGGAACGATGTCGTTTGATGAAGCCAGGCGCAAGTTGGCTGAGATGACCTTTGGCGTCACACCTGTGCGTATGGCCGACGTGGCTCTTGCTGGTCTGGGTGAGTTGGGTGTTAGTTCAGCGGGAGAGTTGTCGTCTTACGGCACCGACTTGGCTAAGTCTGGATTTCATGCGCAGTCGGAAACCGCTCCAGACGCATCGACTTTGGCCGAGTATGCCATGCGTCAAATCTTTGGCGTGGGCTGGAAGACGGCGTTCTACGGCACTGGCAACGAGAAGCTGGACGATGCCCGTGGCGTTCCGCGTTTGTTGATGTACTTGAACAAGATGCGAAGCGACTTGAGGAAGTCGATCGGGAAATCGGCTCGTAAGCAAGCGGTGCTGGCGCTTGGGGCCAACGCGACCGAAGAGCAGGTTCAGCGGCATGTTGAGAACAATGCTTACTATCAGGCCATGATGGCCGGCCTTGAGAAGGTATACAACGAAAGCAAGCAGACCCTGCTTCAGCAGCGCGATGCTTTGCGTGAGTCTCGCGAGAAGTACCCGGCGCCGGTTCTTGAACCTCGTCAATAACCTCTAGACTCCATGCGCTTGTTCCGATAGTCTTGCGGCACGAACGGAGGAATCATGTTTCACGCATCGCGCACCCTGAAGAACGGAGCCACTGAAGCTGAACGCAAGGTGCTTGATGCTACCGCAGCGAACAATCCTCCGGTCAGTTCCCTGCCTAACCGCACTGCGCCGATGGTTCCCCGTGGCCAGTGGCAGAATATCGACTTGATTACCTTTACCGCCCTGACCAACTTCGATATTGGCATCTGGTGGTGGTACGAGTCGGCCAAGCTTTGGGTGCTGGATACCAATCTTGGTGGCGCAGCCGGTGTTGACAAAGGCTTCTTCCGCGTCGACCACACTGATGGCGTGGTTCGCATTCCGATTCTGGACAACAACAAGTCTGCTTGTGCTGATGGTCTGTACCTTGAAGTGAAGAACTTGGGTGCCGGTGCCAACCCGAAAGTCTGGCTTCAGGGTCAGCAGTAATGGATGGGGCTGTTGGTATGAATGCGGTCATCGCTTTGATCTCTGCTGGAGTATCAACAATCGTCACGGTTGTTACCGCAGTGGCTTGGCTGAAGACTCAGTTTGCCGAACTAGGCGAGCGGCTGGCTAAGGCGGAAACTTTGCACAAGTCGCTGCACGACCGTGTTGAGAAACTGGAAGACGCTCGCGAAGAGGATGTGCGTCGGGCTTTGTCCAGGATTGCATCGTGAGCAACAGACAGGGTGTGGCGTATGACGCAGATAACCTCGTCACGCTGACGCCAGGTAGTCTGACCTTTAACGGCACGACCTACGACATCGCTGCTTCAGGTAGCGCGGCTGCGGCATTGCAGGCTGCTTTGATTGCGCAAGCTACGGCCAACGCGGCGCTGCCCAAGGCCGGCGGCACGATGACCGGCGCCATCAACATGAGCAACCAGCAAATCAATATGCTGGGCGCTCCTCTTGTATCGACCGATGCTGCGACCAAGGGTTACGTTGATACGTCCGTGGTCGGCTTGCTTGACCTTCAGGGCACGATTGATTGCAGCACCAACCCGAACTACCCGGCAGCCAACAAGGGCGACGTATGGGTTGTGTCGGTGGCCGGTCTTATTG